GAGCAGAATGTCGGCGTACCGCTCACCCTCGGGCGTGTCGAGCACCACCCGTCCACCGCTGATCGCCAGGACGTTCATCATGCCGATCTGCCGGCGTGTCTCCTGGGGGTCCATCTCTCGCTGGCTCATTGTTGGTCCTTTGTTCGTGGGCGTGTCGCCCGGTGTGATACTCAGCGTACACCAGTGGGCACAAACGTGCAACGTCAGGTGAGGGATTCGTACTCGCCCTCGACGTCCAGAGTCCGCAAGTGCTCCACGGCGCAGGCCAGGCAGTAGAAGCGCGGCCCGGGCATCAGGTCGTACATCGTGGTGACCTCTAGCTCGGCCGGGTTGGGACAGGTGCCGGCCGGCACCTGTCCGATAGGCACATAGCCCTCCATCACCAGGAAGCGCTGCTGCTCCTTGCTGAGAGCGTTGAAGCACCGCATGCCCCAATATGCGCCACGCTCAGTCAGCGCTTCTCCGGCTGTCATCGCGTCATCCATGAGCCGTCCACGTCCACGCCCTCGGCACGCATGACCTCGCGCACCTCGTCCATGTAGGCCTGGACAGCGCTGTTGTAGCCATCGGCCCACGCTGATTCCAGCGTCGCCGCCATGTCGTTGACGTGTGCCGGCGCATCGTTGGCGGTGCGCCGGCTGTACCAGTGCTGCGTCTTACGCCTGGGCATCGTTCTCTCCTGAGGTGTCGGGTGTGTCATCGGTCACCAGGCGGAACTGCGAGAGCATCGAACGGAGCCAGTCACGGCCCTCCGTACTGGTGCCGACCGGAGGCCACGTCTCACCGCATAGGCAGATATGGGCCTCACGATGGCCGGCCACCCGTGAGCAGACGTGGTGCCAGACGACAGTCTGGTCCTCGTCCGGTCGCACGGTCTGCCACTCGCAGTCGCACTCGCTCATCATGGCTGCGGCTCCCTTCCATCGAACCCGTCATCGAACCCTCGCTTGAACTCAGCGAACACGCCGGCCTTGGCAGCGTCAGCGAAGTCCCAGCGAACGTCATAGGTGTCGTCCTCGCTGCGAAGCACGCCAGCGTTGTACCCGTCCTCGTAGACGCTCATCGCCGCACCACCGATACGAAGCAGACCACGATGAACGCCATGCACCCGATGCCGAGCCACATCACGGCTCACCCAGCATGTTGAAGCGGTCGCAGGCCTCCTGGGCCTCGTCCTCGTAGGCATATCGGTCTATGACCACGCCGTCCAGAACGACCAGCCAGGGGAAGTCTTGGCTGACGTTCTCATCGAACTGGACCACGTATTCGACTGCGCTGCTCATGTCCTGTCCCTCGCATCTCTACTATCCGGGCCAAGGAGCGCCCGTTCGAACCCGATCTGCTCGGCCGGCTGCAGCACGCCACCACTGAGCAGTGAGCGGAGCAGCCCTTGCCACTCGCTCTCACCCATGCCCATGAACGCCAGGTAGGCGTCCTCGGGGTTGTTGCGGGGGTCGAACTCGACCACGCCGCCGATGCCCCAATGGCACTGACTGGCCTCGTACATCGTGGCGTGGATGGTGTCGCACTCGTTGCAGCGGTAGCTCATCGTCACCACCCCCACATCGGCCGGTCGCGATGACGCCGGCACTCACGCTGGCACCACGAACCCTGCCACTGGCTGCGCCCGCCGTAGCGACGGTGCAGCGTGGTCATCTCGGGGAGGTTGTCGGCGCTGATGCTCGGCCAGATGTCGTGCCAGACGACGTTCCACTTCTGGCCCTTGGGCCACTTGATGGTGTAGGCGTCACCCTGGTGGATGGTGATGCGATCGCCGTACTCCTGCACGAACCACGCACCGATGGTGTCGATGATGCGCTGGTCCTGTTCGACCACGTCAACGTGCGAGAGCACGTCCAGGAAGGCTCCGACCACGCACCCCATGCCCAGCCCGTTGACCAGGCCGGTGGTGTTGACCAGGTTGGTGCCGTACAGGTCGGCAGCAGCGACGGCCAACAGGTGGTCGTGGCGCTCGGCCGTGGTGTCGCTCATCCAGAGCGTGTCGTCCACGATCAGCTTGGCGTACTCACCAGGGTTGCAGGGCCGGCCGTGCGCCGCGTACTGCAGGTTGGCGAGGAACGCTCCGAACGACTCGTTCTCGCCGCCGACCGTGAAGCGCTGGACGAGCACGCCGTCCTGATCGAACTCCGGGCCTCGGTAGGCCAGGCGCTCCATGCGGTTCATCGCCGTTGGTGCCTTGGTAGTGGTGGTGGTCATGACGCCCCTCCTGAGGTGTCGGTTGTGTCAAGTGACACACTGGTGGTGGACCGTACGCTCTCGACCACCCGCGTGGTCACGTTGATTTCGAGGATGCGTAGCCGGCCGTCGTAGACGCCTGGCTTGGCCCGGGCCACGATGCGAGTGAGCGTCTCCGACGCCTCGGCGTGGGTGGGGTAGGTGCAGGCCACGTCGCTGCTGTAGCTGACCCACTCGTCGCTCTTGTTGCGGACCTGGATGCGGTAGCCGATGGTGACGCTCATGACTCCACCCTCGGGGTGACGTCGGTGAAGCCGAGACTGTCGAGCAGTGCTGCGACAGCAGCCGGGGGCATGCTCACGTTGTTGCCATCCGCCGTGTGACGACGGGCCAGTGCGGCGAACAGTTCAGGCACCTCTGCGAATGCCGCCCAGGAGTCATCGAACATCCTCAACTGCGGGGTGTCACCGTGGCTGGGAAGGTCGTGCCACTCGAAACCGAACTCCCAATAGACGCCGTCGTGCTTGCCGTCCTCGGTCAGCGCCTCGCGGTGGACGTTGATTTCACGGCCCTTGACGACGCTCTTGTAGTGCGCCTCATGGCTGATGACGTAGGAGAGCCGGCTGGCGCTCATGACTGACCACCTGAGGTGTCGGGTGTGTCATTCGACACAACGTTGTCGGGGAGTGGGAAGGTCCAGCCATTGGCCGCGTGTGCATCGCTGCACACTCGGCACTCAGGCTCGCGTGGCTGTTTGAGGATGATGCCGGCGACGGCCAGGCCACACAGGGTGACCTGACCGTCGTTGGAGAAGTGGGTCATCACGCCGCCTTGCCCTTGCCGGCCTTGGCGGCGTCGATGGAAGCCTGGAAGGCCTCCATCAGGTTGTCGATCGCCGCAGGCGGCGTGACCTTGGCCGTGGGTGCCCCACCGGCCTTCGCGTCGACGTACTCCTGCACCACCGGAGCGGTGTCGTCGGTGATGATCGGAGCGTCCACGCCGATGGCGTCGATGAGGTTCGTCGCCATCTCGACCTCGGGCTTGGTGAACTTGAAGTCGTCGTCCAGCGGGATCGGCTTGCGGATGGCGTCGGCGGTGAGGATCATCATCAGGTCGCCCTCGCTGGTGAGGATGGCGTACCGAGCCGGCCCACGCATCGCCAACTGGACGAGCGCTCCGACCTTGCGGGCCTTCATGCCGGCGAACAGCAGAGCGAGCGCCTGGACAGCCGCACGGTTGGGCTTGCCCTTCTCCACCTTGGGCCGCACCTGGTACAGCTTCTCGGTGAGGTAGGAGCCGAACTCCTTGACCGGCACGAAGCTGACGACCTCGGCCACGCCCTTGGGGGCGGTGCAGGCGGCAATCTCGTCGTCGGTCAGTTCGACCCAGGTGCCATTGCTGGCCTGCGCCATGCGGACCACGTCGGTCTGGTGGATGACCTCGCCCGTGTCCTGACGGATCGGAGAGCGGCCCACGGGGATGCTGGCATCGCCGTTGAAGAACTCCTTGCGGGGGACTCGCGTCTCCTCGGTGGAGGTGTAGATGCCGAGCGGCACGTTCAGCATGAGAGCCGAGAGCGTGATGCTGGACGTGGCCCTGGTGGGCATTCCAGCGAGTGAGGTGAACATGGTGGTTGGTCCTTCCGGGTTGGTGGGGTGGGGTTATTCAATCACGAATGGGCAGTAACAGCAACTGGCCTACTGAGGTGTCCAGTGTGATACTCGTCACACTGTGGGCACCGGTACGCACGCACTGGATGGCGCTCGGCAATCGCCTCGGCCTGCTCCCTGGTGAGGGGGCGCTTGGGCCGGCCGGCCGAGGTGTAGTGGTCGCGGTGGTGGAACACCGGAGCCACCCGCCCTTCGCGGGTGGCTCCGATCATGGTCATCAGACGCTCTGGCCCAGAGCCTGGGCCAGCGGATCGTTGGCGGGATCGGCGGGCGGTGCGAACTGCGCCGCCGCCTGCTCGGCGTTGTAGCGGGCCTGCTTCTCATCTTCCAGCAGCGCCGCCGTGATCGACTGAGCGTCGAGGATTTCCGACGCCACCGGACGGTGGCGCTCATCGAACATGCCGAGGAAGATTTCCATCGCCATCTCCACGCCCTGGACCGTGATGTTGCGCTGGATGCGCTGCAGCAGAGCCGTGGACACCGGAATGTTGATCTTGCGGTTCTGGTAGGCCAGGCGGAACGCCTCGGCCAGGCGGTGCAGGTTCTCGTTCTTGATGAGCGTGTGCTCCACCACCGTGTCGTAGTCCCACAAGATGTGGTCGAAGCGCTGGTGAAGTGACTTGTTCATCTTCGCCATATCCTCGTATCCCTCGTTGTAGGTGGTCACGGGCCAGCAATCTTCGTGCAGCTTGACCACCTCGGCCATCACGCAGCCGCCCTTCACCACGGCCTTGCCGCGGTTCGTGAACTCATGGCGGTGGTCGAGGATCGGGTTGAGGCTGATGGCGTAGCGGGGCGGGATGGCGTTGATTTCGTCCACATAGAGGATGCCGCCCGACTGCGCCCACAGTTCGACCGTGCCGGGGAGGTGGACGATGCGGTCGCGGCCCGTGCGCTCATCGACCATCGACGTCGGCTGACCGAAGAAGTCGAAGTCGGTCACGCCGGCCGAGCCGCTGAGAGTGAAGATCGGCATCGGCTTGGGCAGCCCCAGCATCTCGGCCCACTTGACCGCGAGCACCTGGATGGCGAGCGTCTTGCCCGACTGCGTCGGTCCCTTCAAAGCGAAGGGCACGGGGTACCCGTTGTTGTCGACACGGTGCTCGTCGCTGGCGTAGCCCAGCAGCACCTCGGTGTCGCTCTTGCCGTTCTTCATGGTGCGGGCGATGTACCGGCCGATCTTGCTGTTGCGGCCCACCAGCGGACGCAGGTGGTCCAGGCGTGGGTCCATCGGGTCGGTGATCGGGTTGGCGGCTGTCGACAGCGACAGCGCCTTCATCTGCGCCTGCTCGGGTGTGTCGACCGGTGCCGGCTCGTCTCCTGAGGAGGACTGTGTGTCATCCGACACGCTCGCCTCTGGCTCGTCGGCCAGGACACGGGGCAGGACGTAGGCGACGCTGCCATCGAACTCCACGGTCACCTTGCGGCGGCGTGGGTCGGAGTCAGGGAACACCTTGTTGGTGATGACGGTGACTGTCTCGCCCAGGAGTGGGCCAGAGACAACCCGGTACTGGAATCCGGGTCGGAGGGCTTCGGCTGATGCCATTAGAGGTGCTGCCTTTCGGGGAGCGGGTGGTTCGGTGAGAGAGACATTACACCCTCGGCCGGCCCTTGCAACCAGATTCGTGCAGAAACCCCCATACCTGGGGATTTGTGGGTTGCGTCCCCTGCACCTGGGGAGTAGTGTCATACCCGTGACCACACAACCCGCACCCAAGAAGACGCGCAAGCGCCTTCCCCCCACCACCGAGATGGGCCGGCAACTGATGAAGGCCGGCCGCGAGCGCATGGCCGAGGAGGCCGCTCGTACTGCCGAAGCGATGCTCACCGAGCGCAAGGCGCGTGCGGAGTGGGAGGAGAGCCTCAACAACCGCAGCGTCGGCATCCCCGAGCGTGCAGCCGTCCAGCGTGGACTGCTCAACAGCATCGTGGGATCGCTCGCATCGGAGAACATCACGCCGTTCATCGACGTCCTGCCAACGATGGAGGACATGCGGCTGGAAGCCTGGACCGACTTCAAGCGCATCCACGTCCGCTACCACACCGACCCGGACCCTCGGGTCATGGCGGCGGTGCTGCGTGGCCTGATGTACCACGAAGGTGGTCACATTCGCTGGACCATCCCGTTCCCCGAACTGCGGACGATGGTCTGCGACCGCGACGATCGCACGGGCGTGGAACTCCGCAAGCTGCAGCGGGCCTGGAACGCTCTAGAGGATCAGCGCATGGAGACTGCGGTGGTCAGTGACAGCCCGCGCAAGGCGGCGTTCTTCGTGCCGATGGTGCTGTGCGAACTGCTCAACACCGTGGACAAGGCGACCGGCAACTACCCGCTGCTGGTGTGGCGTCGGTACCTCCCCAAGCACATTCGCACCGCCTGCCGCGAGGCGTTCGTGGCTCGGTTCAGCGAGGCGCTGACCCAGGACATTGAAGTCTGCGTGGACCGCTATGTGAAGGCGACCACGCCCCGTGAGATGTGGAACGCCGTCGCCTGGTTCGCTGACCTCACCGAGCAGCTTCAACTGACCCTGCCCGAGGCTGCCGAGACTCACCGGTTCCAGACGAGCACCACCCCGGAGACTGGCGAGCAGCGCGGTCCCGACTCCTCCGAGAAGATGAGCATCCCGGTCGATCCGACGATGGATGCGGACGAGGACGAGGACGAGGACGAAGCCGGCGAGGCCATCGGCAGCGCCCCCCAGGACGACGAGGACGAGGCCGGCGAGGACGAAGGTGCCGGCGCTGGCTCCGAGGGGGACGAGGAAGGCGACCAGGACGTCCCAGCCGGCGCTGGTGGCGAAGAAGGCGAGGAGGCCGGCGAAGGCGACGACGATGGCGACTCCGACCTCGACGGCGATGAGACGAGCGACGACGGCAGCAGCCAGGGTGCCGAGGGGCACGGTGCCGGCGCACGCAGCGAGGAGGAGGCCGACCACTCCCTGACCCAGGATGACCTCAACGAGGCCATCGCCAAGGCCGAGGAGGATCGGTACAACGATCGGGCGCTGGACGCTGACGTGGACGCCTACAACGACGCCCTGGACCGCCGTGGCTCCAAGCTGATGCCCTACGAACTGATCCCCGACACCAACGCCGATCACATGATCGCCGCCGAGGCGCTGGCCGATGACCTGGTCGGCTCGTTCAACCAGGCGACGATGGATCGGATGCCGGCGTGGGTGGAGGGACAGCGTTCCGGCATCCTCAACGTCGGCCGCTACATGACCCGCCAGCCGGGGGACATGGAGTTCTTCAAGCAGTGGGTCGATGACGACGTGCCTGGCTACAACCTGGCCGTGTCGGTCCTGCTGGACTACAGCGGTTCGATGAGCAGCAACCGCCTGGACCTCGCCCGGGTGGGCTACGCCACCAAGAAGGCCTGCGACCGGTTGGAGATTCCCTGCACGGTCGTGCTGTGGGACGACGACGCCAAGGTGCTGTGGGATGGCGAGGAGGAGGCCGGCGACGTGCTGCCGACCATCTCCTGCACCGGCAACACTGACCCGTCATGGGCGCTGGCCGACCTGGACAACCAGCGGTTCGGCAAGGTGCGCCACCTGGTGCTCATCATGACCGATGGCGTGTGGGCGGGGTTCGGCGGTCGCACGCTCGCCCCGTACGCCGCTGACGGGCGCATCCTGATGGGCGTCGGCTACGCCCCCGGCAACCCGACCAAGGCCAACGCTCGTACGGACAAGCTGCGGACCTACGGCTGCCCCGACAGCTTCCCGGTCACCAACCTGGATGAACTGCCCTGGCTGCTAGAGGGACTGCTGCTGCAGATGGCCTGAGTGGTCCCCCCGATATGGCGATATGCCCCCGGCCGAAAGGCCGGGGGCTTTCGCGTACCGTGGGCACCGTGAAGGTGCCGAGGGACTCAGCAGCCGATCAACTGGAACAGCACCGCCGCGTGCTGCTGTGGCTCGCAGAGCGTGCCTCTGACGAACCCCTTGTGCCGTGCGGCACATGCCGGCATGACATTGACGACCACATCGGTGGCCTGACCCTGTGCATGTTCCCGGCGACCATCGGTGCGCCGGCACGCTTGTGCCGATGCGACTCGTTCGTTGACCTAGGCGCGCCGCAGCAGCAGGACGACGACGATGATGATGAGGATCAGCAGCAGGACACCGCCGCCGATGTAGAGGCCGGCAGCGAGTAGCGGGATCACGGCGCTGCCCCGCTCGGTAGAGCGAGCAGGCCGAGCGCCACGCAGGCCAGGCCGGCGACCACCAGCAGCCAGTGGTAGCCCCACCCTGGTGCCCCGTTCGGCGTACGCCCGAAGGCGAGCAGTCGCACGAACTCGATGATGAACAGGATGAACGCCACCAAGAACATGATCTCGGCGAAGTCGGGGCTGTTCATGATCTCGGCGACGATGGTTCCGAGCATTGTCATTTCGGTATCTCCCTATGGTTCAACTCTGGCGGTCGATGGCAGCAGCAGTCCCAGGCGCAGTTCGGCTCGGGCCAGCTGTGGTACAGCACATGGTCGTGCTGTACCCCGTTGACCGTCCAGATGACCTTGACCGGGGACCCCGCGGTGGCCTGCATCAGAGGCCGAAGCCGCGGCCTGCCTTGTAGGAGCGCACTGGACCCAGGTCGTGCGCCATGCGTGGGCCGACAGAGGGTGGTCCAGGTGTGATCTGGTGGGACCATCCGCCGCCTGGGCTAGTCGCAGCATTGCCGCCAACGCCACCGTTCCACTTGCTGCCACCGACTGTTCCAACACCTCGGCTGGGGGCGAACGTACGCCGCGGCTGGGTCATCGGAGAGAACGAAGGCGACCCGCCGACCGATGAGGAGGGAGCCGTTCCAAGGGCCGGGATGACTGTTGGATGGAAGGTGGGCGACGAGCCGGCCCTCGGGAGGGAGCCAAGCTGCAGGGTCGACCGGTTGGCACCGTTGGGGGCGTACCCACCGATGGGTGCCACGGGTGCAGCCGGCGTCACCGCAGCGGCCGGCTTGCGGTAGTAGGTGATATCCGAGGTGTCGGACAGCTTCTTGGTGCCGGCCGGCGCGTGAGCGTTCTCGGGCGCGTCGTGGATCGTCGCCTGGGTCGCCGCCTTGTACTTCGGGGCGACGAAGGCCTTGTTGACGATCTTGCTGCCCGTGCCGGCGTCGATCTTGGTGTTGGCCTTCACGCCTGCGTACATCGTGGTGGCGATCCGAGGGCCACCGCCGCCTCCACCGCCGCCGCCTCCTCCTCCTCCACCGCCGCCTCCACCACCAGAGCCGCCACCGGAGCTACCGCCGCCGCCACCCGAGGAGCCACCGCCGCTGCTCTTGGGCGGCGGCGACTTCGTCCACGGGTTGCTGTAGGGCATGCCGCCCTGACCGTTGGAAGACCCCTTACCGCCGCCCGAGCCGCTGGCGTGACCTCCCGGGGTCTTGCCTTCTCCGGCCATCCCCCCTTGGGAGGTCTTCTTCTTGATCGTGGACGCAGTCTTCTTCTTGCTGCTGTTGCTGCCCCAACTCGGTGGCGTTCCCCATCCCATGTTCCAAGCTCCTATCGATTCGGCTTGCCGTAGGGCGTGCCGCCCTTGCGGTGCTGCAGGAAGTGAACCGTGTGCCGTGATGGCGGGCTGACACCTTGGCCGGCCTGCTTCCACCGAGGCCGGGTGTCTGTTCCAACGTTGGGCATGCACACGGCCGGCTTCATCGATCCTTTGATGATGTGCCCACCCTTCTCACCTGGGTCGCAAATCCCCCCTCCCCTGACCATGTTCAGGGGCTGCACTGGCCGGCGATTGGGGTCGTTGCCCCGATCTGGTGGGGATCCACTCACAAGCGCGGAGATTATCACCGACAGGTGTTCCAAGCAGGTGTAAGGCGTTGCAATGTGTTACTCGATGGGGGTATGATTTAGTCAGCAGGAATCCCCACAAACTAAGGACCGACCATGAGCATTCAGCCAGCCTGGCAAGACGCACCACCCGAGCATTGGGGCAACGGACCCGGACAGGAGCCGTACTTCACGCCTGGTGCGTTCCGCAAGCTCCGCGCCGCCATCTGGTCGATGATCTTCGGCCCGGTCATGCTGCGGATCGGCCGCAACTGGTACGAGCGCACAGGCGACTGGCAGCTGGCTGCCGGCAAGGCGGTCCTCCTGTCGGCCATGTGGAAGGTGTGGGGCACAGCCGTGGTCTGGTGGTGGATCGTGATTCTGTGCATCGGCCACCCGGACACCAACCCCTTCACGTCACTGCGTGACTCGTCAGGGATGCATGTGCCCAACAACCCGACCATCATCCACTGGTGCTGGCTGCTGCAGACCTTCGTAGTCACGCCGGCACTCGCCATCGCCTACTGCCAGCTGGTCGACAAGAGCATGTTCAAGCACCGCTTCTTCTACCGGCTGGTCAGCCCGGTCCACAAGATGCTCGGCCGCATCCCGTGGGTGCTGCTCATCTCCTCGGTCCTGCTGCCGATCTTCTTCTACATCCAGATGACAGTCGTCCAGGTGTAAGTCGTTACCCTGTGACGGGTAACACACCACCGCCACTGAGGAGTGTCATGTCCGAGAAGCTCAAAGAGTTCGACTTCGCGTCGTCAAGCCCGCGTCGTACGGACGGGAGCTACACCTACCCCTGGGACGACTGGTTCGACGGGGACATCTGGAAGCTGGAACAAGGGGTCGACTTCCCCGGCCACCCGCTGATGATGGAACGGATCATCAGGACACGGGCGACCAACCGGGGAGCCAAGATCAAGCTGCGCCACATCGACAGCGACGTGATCTGCAAGAAGTGCGGGCAGCCCGGGCCGGGGTTCCTGGTGATCCAGCGCACCGACATTGCTGGTCCCGCCGAGGCCAAGAAGGCCGCGGCCAAGGAGAAGCGTGCAGCCACCCGCGCCGCGAAGACGGGCGAAGTTCCCGTGGTTCCCGCAGCGCCGGCCGAGCCGATCAACGGCAACCTGGTTCACGCCCGCCGCGTCGTGAAGCCCAAGGTCAAGAGCGCCTGAGCCTGTCCGCCCCGCCGGGCGGCACGTTGGTAACTAGCCCCTGGGATATGGCGATATGCCCCTCGGGGCCTGCAAACGCGTCAGGCGTTATGCGCCGGCATACCGAGGTAAGAGGGCGTAGGTCCTGGTAGACCATCAAGGGACAAACGTATGTTCGGCGCCGGCGCCCACCCTGCGGAGGGCGGGGACCCGTCAATCGGGGTACTGAACTCAGTCCTCGGTCATCTGGTCGATGATGTCGTTGGAGTCGATCGGCTCCTCCAACAGGATGGCGTTCTGGCCCACCTGGGTGCCGAACAGCCGAGAGAGCACACCGTTCGCCGCACGGGTGTCGCCCTTGGACTCCAAGGTCATCTTGATGGTGTCTCGGGTGTCTTCGATGGCGCGCCAGCGCTCCACCATCGCGAACAGCCGGTCCATCTCCTTGCCCAGGTCTGGATTGGGTTCGCCCTGGATCTCCTCGGCAAACCGGCCCATGAGCACGCGCTGGGTCTGGATCTCGGCCACGGCCCGGAGCACGTTGACCAGTTGCACCTTCGTCTTGATCTCGACAGGGATCTGGTAGCTGCAGGCGGCACCTGGGTAGTGGCTGGGACAGGTCAGAGCGAGGGCGCAGGTGTTGCACTGGCGCAGGCTCTCGGGCTTCACGTCGATCGTGGAGACGCTGTCTTCGAACTCGTTGCCGTCAGCGTCGTGGCCTGTCACGCCATGCCTGGTCATTCCGATCACTGGCAACACCAGGTGCCGGCTTTGGTCCACCCCATTGGCAACTTCGTCTGGTGGGGTGACCTGGACTGGTCGCACTGACTGAGCACGCCCATTGGTAACTATCTGGTCGGGAACGACCGCCAGAGAGTGCGGAGAGGTGGTCAGATGCTGTTCCAAGGCCTGCCAGGAGCGCACCGCCAGAGTGACCGTCTCGGTCGGGTCATCGACGGCGATCTTGTCCATGTTGACGCCCATCGCTGCGATGGCCTCGGCGTAGCGGGCGCGCTTGTTGGCCTTGTCCTCGGCGTTGAGCCGCACCAGTCGGTTGGCTGCCCACACCTGCGTCTCGCCGTACTTCTGGACTGCCCACCAGGCGCTCGATACAAGGGTGTCGAAACGCTCGATCCCCTTCGACCGCCCGGTGAGCGCCGCCAGCTGGCCCAGCCGCTTGACCGACGCCCGGGCCTGTCGCACGGCCACTGGGTTGTCGACCACGGAATCCGGCAGGGTGACGCCGTCGTAGTTCTCGGTGTAGTCCCGCAGGACGGTGGGATCGGTGGCGTCCCAGATCGGCAGGAACAGGAGATCGCTGTTCGACAACCACGTCGTCTCATACCACGATATGGGTCCGGTGACGATCTCTGGTTGCACTTCAGCGCCGTGGAGGACCTCCAGCGCCGGCCCCACCGGGACGTTGGGACCATCGGCGTAGAGCACCCACTCCAGCCCACCGAGGCGATCACGCGAGGCCCAGTGCTCCAGGTCGTGAGAGTTGCGCGCCAGGTTGGAGACGCTCACCGCGACGCGCTGCACGCCGCACTGGCGCAGCACGTTGAGGTGAGAGGGGACCTCGGCCCCGGCGAAGAACAGCTGCATCAGTATTCGAGAGGCTCGTCACCGTGGACCGAGGGAATGCTGGTCCCGGACTTCGCCCACGCCGCGTTGTACTTGGCCTTCTGCGCCTCACCACGGTTGGTGCCCTCCAGCCGCGAGTCGACCAGCGGGATCTTGTTGGCGGGGTCGACAGCGAAGGCCACGCGCTCGCCGGCCTTCTTGGCCCAGCGCATGTGCTCGGAGTCAGCAGGAGCGTCATCGAACTCCAGCACGGGCGACTTGTTGCCGTAGTTGCTGGGTGAGTCGCGAGCCGTGGTGTCGATCACTGGTCCCCTTCCGAGCGCTGGCGATCCTGTTCCAAGAGCACCGCGGGGGCGCTGACCGGTGAGCACGCGCTGCTGGCCTGGCTGGCGACCACCCCAGGGCAGCCCTAGCTGCCCTGTGCCGAGAGCGCCGGCCGTTGGTGACGGCCCGCCGCCACCGGCCGGCAGGCCCGAACTGGGCTTGACGTTGAGCCAGTGGTGCTTCATCGGCTGACCCAGCTGGGGACCAGCAGGAGGGCTGCCGCCCCCAGCTGGGCTACCGCCCCCGGCAGGTGCGCGAGGAGGGAGTCCCGGTGGCATCACCGGAGGCGGTAGCGGTTGACCCTGACCGGCCTGCAGCCCCGAACTGGTCTTGGGCCGGTCGAGGCGATCCTGGATCATCCCGAAGACCTTGCCGGTGAGGAAGCCGACTTCGTTGGGCCGGCGAGCCGCCTGGCCCGGATGGACCTTGGTCCAGGAAGCCTGGCCCTCGGCAGCGCCGCGCTGGGTGCTCATCCAGCCGGTGCCCTCGTCGTTGGGCCGGCCCTCCCAGAAGCCCTTCCTGGCTCCCCTGGCCTTGGCCTTGGCCTTGGCCTTGGCTGCCTGACTGCGGTAGTCGGCGTCGATGGCACGACGATCAGCGTGGCCTTGGGTCTTGGCGCGCTCACGGGCGCGCTGGATGTCGTAGGCCTGCTGTGAGGGGGTGACCATCAGACGCCCAGCAACTCGTCACGGTCGGCCTGCTGACCGCCGTACGTCTCGTTGGTGCCGGCGTAGAAGTTGCTGCGACGCCGGCCGGCCATCGGGTTGATCTGCGAGGAGTACGTCTCCTCACCCTCATGAGTCACCCGGGCCGTGCCGCCGACGGCTCCGCCGACGGCCCCGCCGTCGGCCGCCGAGTAGTGGGCGTAACCGCCACCGCCACCGGCCATATCCCCATATGCCGATGGGCGCTTGGGCTTCTGCTTGCCGCCCTTCATCGCCTTCATCGCCGCCTTCTCGCCCAGCTTCCCAATCTCTTCGCGAGCCATGCCCTCGACGTCGTAACCGTGCTCCTTGGCCTTGCGGAGGCCGAAGCCCAGCGGATTGGTGACGGCCTGGGTGAGGTCGCGGCCTTCCTGGCCGAGCTTGCTGACCGTGCCGGCCGTGCTCTCGATGCGATCCTTCTGGCGGTTCAGCCACATCACGTCGGAGACGCCCTGACCGACACGGCTGCCCTCGATGATCGGCCGTGCCCTGCCGACGCTGATCGACTGGGAGGCGATCTGGCCGGCGAGTCCACCCCGCTCGGCCACGTTCGCTGCCAGAGCGTTGCGACTGCGGTTGACGAGGCCGTACGCCTCACCGGTCAGCCGCTCGCGTGCTCGCTCCCCCATCCCGGGACCACCCAGGAGCTTGTCGGCCCGCTGCATGAAGCCCTCGACCCGGCCGGCCGAGCGAGCAGCGGTAGAGGCAGCCTCGGCCGCTTCGGCCGCACCGATGCCTCCTTCGATGGCCCGAGCACCGCTGGCGACCTCTTCGATGCCGCGGACACCACGGATGGCCTCCACGCCCTCGCGGGTCCAGTTGGCGACCCGAGCGGCCATCATGCCCGACGCACCACCGGCCGTGGCAGCGCTCAACCCGATCATGCCGGCGTTGATGAGAAGGTTCTTCGGATCCAGCAGCTGATCCTTGACGAGGTACCGACCGACTTCGAAGCCGGTGTCCCAAATCTGGCCGGGGTGCTCACCGACGAACTCGGCAGCGTTGCCGACGCCCCGGGCGATGTCGTCGTAGTGGGTCGGGTTGACGGCCCAGGCAGCACCACGGGCGATGTCGTCCAGGTGGGTGACGACGGTCCCGACACCTTCAGCTACACCACCGACCCAGTGACCCACTGACTCGGCTGCACCACCCAAGAAGTCGCCTAAGCCCATGTCAACCTCCTACGGCTGAGAGTCAACTGTAGTCACGATGTCCTCCCAGCTCCGGGGTACTCCAGCCTCGCGCCAGCCGAGGGGCATATGCGGATATGACACGCACAACCCCATGACTCCGAGCTTGACCGCCTCCTCGACGAGATCGGGCGACCGGTCGACGAAGGCGAACACCTCCCAGCCTTCAGCGAGCAGGCCGCGCAGCTGGTCCAACTTCCAGGCCTCCCAGGTGAACGCCGTGGTAGCGGGATATGACAGCACTGAAGACCACTGAAGGATGTACTCGCGCTTCAGCCACCACTTGGCGATGTCCTCGGTGGCGCGGGTCAGCAGGAGCGTGTTGTGCTGGGACCGCAGACCGTCGTAGATCAACTTGGCCTGCTTGGTCGGCTGGGCCTGTCGAAGGTCGTCGCTGTTGGCGAGCACGCCCTCGATGGTGATGACGACGATGCCGGTCACTTGTTGGCCGGATCGATGGTGAACTGCATCTGGTTGAGCGTGCGACGCCCGGGCTTGGTCACTTTGGTGGAACCGCCAAACGTCTTGAAGCCGCCAAACGACTGATCCAGCGGAGCCTGTGTACTACCGCTGCCTGGTGTCACCTTCGTGGAGGGGAACGCCACCGACCCAGCCGAGCGGTTCTCCACGCGCTGGCGGGCATAGTTCTGCGCCAACTCCGAGGCGTGCGGATTGGCGAGCACGTCGTCCTCCCAGGTCCGCACCGACTGACGAGGCACGAGGGGTGACTCTCTCGGCCCTGCGGGTTCCCGCTCGGCAGCTATGTTCGGTTCGGATTCCACCGTATTGCGATATGGCAGCGCCTTGCCTCGTTCCAAGGCCTTCGTCGCCGTCGTCTCCGGTAGCTCGTCTTCGGGGAAGTGTTGGACTTGCTGCTGGAGGTGGAACCCTGCCGTTCCAAGCGACTCCTTCACCGAGCGGCTGATCTCCCAGTCCTCGGCTCCGCTGTGCAGCTGGTGGAGGTAGTCGGCGTCGTTGACGTCCTTGTCGCTCATCACGCTGGAGTGGACGCCACCGGACATGCGGAAGGCGTACACCCGGCCGGTGTGGGTGATCGGCTCCTCGTCGCCACCATCGTCGTCGTAGCCGTCCTCGGGCGTGCTGGCGTCGTAGTACGACTGGGCCTGAAGCGGCGAATGCTTCAGGGTGGTAGCGACCGAATCGAGACGGTACGAGGCCTGGCCGATCGTGCCGGCGTGGACAGTCGGGGCGCTGCGCCAGTCGTCACGGAAGGTGGCGTGGTGCGCCAGGGTGCCTTCAGCGGCGTGGTGCTCGTACCACGCACTCGGCCCCTTCTCCTCAGGGGAGAGTGGCCTCTTCGGACCTGGATCGAAGAGGCGGGGCTGAAGGTGCTCGTTGGCCGACATGGCTCACCGGTTGATTTCCTTGTAGACGCCCGACTTGCGCCGCATCTCCACCAGGACGTAGCTCTGGTAGTAGGGGCACAAGTGGCACAGGTACATCTGGTGCCGGCGAGGGATCTGCCGGCGATGGCCGTCGTCGTCGCGGTAGTGGGTGTCACCGATCCGCTTGGAGTCTTCCATGAAGTCGGGACAGCCAGTGTCGGTGGTCGGGTTGCCGTGGTCGTTGTAGCAGGCCGTCGCGCCCTCGCGATAGGTGTCGCGGTCCTCGTACCAGGTGTTGGTCTGGTCGTGAAGCTCCTGGCTGATCTGCTTGACCACGTCCACGGCGTTCCAAGTGTCCTGGTCGATGTTCCAAACCTGGATCGCGCCGTTGATGAAGATCGAGTCGTCCTGGCCGTGCTGGTGCCGGGTGACGAAGTCCTCCAGCACGGGGTCGTACGCCGGCACCATCACCGCGAGGTTGGTGTCGGGGTCCTTGTAGACGTAGTCGGCCCCGTCCTTCCACTCCAGGCGCGCCGGCACGTATGGCACGCCTGTGGGCACGTCGGGCATCCGCTGCAGGACCTTGCAAAGGTGACAGGTGACTAACCGTGGGATGACTTTCCCCTTCGCATGTGGTCGATCACGGCGCTCCAACCTTGCTCGGACATCGCCATGGAGTTCAGGCCTGCCATCTTGACGTAGTGGTCGCGCACGGAGGGATGCATTCGTTCCAAGTGATCGGCGGTGATGGATCGGCTCTGGAAGTGCGTGACCAGGTGGGTCAGCGCTCCCGAAGGATCATACGGGCCGCTGGAGTCAGCCATCAGCGTGGCCTCGCGTAGGCGTTCTTCTGGCGCTTCAACTCGCCGTTCTTCTCGTAGTGCCCGGTGGTGCAGGTACGGGCCTCACCGTCCTCACTACGCCGGAAGTTCTTGCGGTTGGCGGACTGATAGCCGCATTCAGCGCAGCAGAACGTCTCAGGTGGCTCGGCACCTGTTCCAACAAGGAACGCGTCCTGTCGCTTGGTCATGGCTCAGTAGCGAAGGTCGCCGCTGGGGTCCTGATCGCCGTTGCGGGCCTCGCGTGGCAGCAGGGCGCGGCCGAGGTGGGCCTCCAGGAACGGCGGGTCGACGTGCTTCTCGGCCTGCAGGTAGGTCGGCCACGTCTTGCGGTCGTACGGCGGGATCTCGACGTTGCCCCGGTTGGGGACGATCGCCATGTAGGTGTTGTCGATGACTCCCTGGTGGAAGTCAGCGATCATGCTGCGACTGTCATTGACGGCCATGGATATCTCCTTATCCAGCAGGGTTGGGTGAGGCGGTGAAGCCTCGGAGGGTGCCCGACCACATGTCCTCTACGAAGTCGACCCGACGCGGCTGACGGGTGATCCCCGACACCCAGCTGCGGTACTGAGGCTCCCAGCGGTTGGTGTCCAAGATGTCATCGATCGTCAGCGGTGGGTGGTCGTAGCCCTCGGTGGGCGGGAACAGCTGCTGTGGCACGACTGGCCTGATCTGGCGAATCTCCTCGGCTGGTATCGACATCAGCCGAAGCGCCTCCGAGACGACGAACTCGTTCTTGGTGGCGAAAGGGCGGGGCTGCCAAGGATTCTGGCGTACGCCGTCCTCGATGATCTGGGCACCGGAGGACGAGCCGCTCGCGACCGCGGTGGGGTCGAAGACCTCCCTATCGACGCGAACGGCCACCCATCATCTCCGACTCAGTCGTCGTCTTCGGTCCCAGGCTGTTCCTGGACCTCGACTGGGTTGCCTTCGGCGTCAGCGATGACGATGTCACCGTCAACGACCGTCTCGCCAAGGGCTGCAGAGGACTCGGGGATGTACCCCGCTGGGACGGCGGTGACTGCTTCCGCTTCGCCTTCTTCGTTCGGCTCGGGATCGCTCATGGAGGTTCCTTTCAGGGATGACTGATCGAACGGTATCACTCAGGCCCTAAGCGCTATGAGGCTTCTCCTCCACCTCGGTCACACGTCGGCTGACCTTCCAGGAGAAGATGTTCTCAATCGGCAGCACGCCGACCATCACCATGCCGACCGCCAACTGACCGAGGCGCTCCTCCGGGTTCACCAAGGCATTGCCGATGACCCAGCAGCCGAGGCCGAACACGACGAAGCGACGCAGGATCGTGAAGTAGACCTCAAAGGTCGTCAGCCGTTCAGCAGACTCGTCCACGTCTTCTGGCCGCACTGCCCATCGGCGGTCAGTCCCTTGGACGACTGGAAGGACTTCAGCGCCGTCTCGGTCCCACTACCGAACACACCGTCGAAGTTGGCCCGGTTGGAGGGGTCCATCTTCCCGTTGGCCGAGAGCATGCGCTGCATGCGCTGCACGTCCATGCCGGTGCTGCCCTTGACGAGGTTGGGGATGCCATTGCCGGCCTCCATGAACCAGTCCCAGCAGTCGCGGTCGCAGATGCCGTCCTGCTGGGCACCCTTGGTGGCGAGGAAGCGGTTGAGCGCGCTCTCGGTACCTGAGCCGAACACGCCGTCGAAGTTCCCCATGTTGGCCGGGTCCATCTGGCCGGCGAGGGCGAGGAAGTGCTGACAGCGCTTGACCGGCACGCCCTGGTTTCCCTTCTTCAGCACGGGCATCTTGTTCATCAGGTCGGTGGCCCAGTTGGTGGTGGGCGGCGGTGTCGTGGTCGGCGGCGGCGTCGTGGTGGGAGGTGGAGTCGTGGTCGGCGGCGGCAGTGGGATCGCCCACTTCATCGGCGGTGGCGACCCGGCCTTGATCCACGCCGACACGCTGTGCGGGAACTCGGTGAACTGGAAGTGCCACACCTCGCCACCCCAGGTGGCCTGCTCCAGCCCGAACCGCTCGCAGTTGAGCGCCGCCCACTTCAGGTCACCGACAGCATCGACCGCAGCGGAGTAGCCCTGGACGATGTTCTCATGGAACGAGCGCAACGGCGGCGCAGCGTGGGCCGCACCCTTCTTCAGCTGGTAGCGCTTGCCCTGCCACATGCAGCAGCCGCCCGAGGTCACGACGTAGTGGCGGTCGAGGAACACCGCCTGCTGCTGGGCCGTCGAGCGGCCGGCACCACCGATGCCGAGCTTGCCCTCGCTGGCGAGCATCAGCCCATGCCAGCGCTTCTTGTACTCGGGGTGGAGCATCTTCACCGAGGCGCGGGCGAAGACCTCTTCGATGGTCCGCTGCGTCGGCGGGCTGTTGTAGCCGTCCGGGTAGGTGACGGCCATCAGGACTCGTCGGGTTCCAGGGGGTCGTAGGGGTCCGTGACTTCCTCGTCAGGGATCTCACCCTCATCGACGGTGTCGTCGTCAGGTGCATCGCTCATGGCACTACCTTACGAGATCAGGTCCTTTGGCCAGGTGATATCGCCCTATCGCTTGACCCTTGGCAGCTTCGGCTGCAACATGCCTCCGCCCTTGGGCATGGGCATCGAACCGAGCGGCCTTGGCTGCTTGCCGCCACCCACACGCGGTCCACCAGCGCTGGGAGGAGCCATGATTGGCCCGCTTGGAGGAGAGGTGGGCCGCGGGTTCATGATGCCACCACCGGAGTTCATCCCAGGAGTGGGCCGCGGGTTCATGATGCCGCCGCCTGGGTTGATCCCGCTGCCGTCGTACCCGCCGCCGCGGGGACGGGGGGACTTGGTGCCACCGCTGACGAACCCACCACCTGGCACGCCACCGTTGCGCGGGTACCCGCCTGGCGGGATCATGCCACCGGGCTGACCGACGCCACCCTGACCGACGCGAGGCTGGTACTTGGGCGTCCCGCCCACGGTGGGCATCGTGCCCACGAACCCGCCACCACCTGGACCCTTGGTGCCGCCGCTCAACCCAGGCCATGGTCCCTGCATGTTGGGACCACCTGGTGTCATTGGCCCGTTGGGCCGGGGTTGAAAGTGTGACGTCGGGTCCTGCTTGCGAGTGGACCTCATCCCGTAGGCCGCCCCAAGGTTCTCTGGCATGACTTACCTCCCTGGATATGGCACGGCCATACCTGGATTTGAACGGATGCCCCACGGAGGGGCTTGACCTATCAGAACAGGCCGGCGATCGGGACCACCGGGTGCGCCGCCAGTGTTGGCGTTGCGGTTGCCGGTCGGGACACTACGAGGACCGACGTTGCGCCGGTCGGTGGGGTACCGCTCATCCTGGAGGAACTGGCCGATGCCAGGCGGGAAGAACTTGATGCCCGCCGCCTGGTACTGCAGCCCGGTCCACAGGTTGAACTCGGCCGGCCAGTGGTAGTCCCTGGAGTCGATGCGCTCGCCCTTGTGGACGCCCCGGGTCGTCGGCCGATTGGTGGCGCGGGACTTCAGTCCATCCAAGAGACGGTCCCCACGGCGGGAGGGGACCGTCCCCAGGTAGCCGTCAGGGTAGGTGGCCTCTGGCGTGCGCCGCCAGTACATGCGGAGGTTGTCGAGAGGGTCGTGGCCCTGAGGTGCCGGCCCGAATGTCTCAGCGACGCGGAAGGGCGCGGTGCCAGCCGGGTAGGTGTTGTTCCGGTACCAGTCCTGGTATGACTGCTGGGCCATCGGTCACGTCACCGTGTCTGCGGCAACCCGCTGCTCAGGTTCAACTGCTGACCCGGCATGATCAGGTTCGGATCGCCACCGATCACACCCTGGTTGGCCTCGTAGATGTCACGCCAGTTCTGCCCGCTGCCCGTCGTCCGTTCAGCGATGTCCCACAGTGTGTCACCACTCTGGACGGTGTACGGGGAGAACTGAGCGGGCTGTGTTGCCATGGGGGCACCTCCAGGCGGTAGTGATGAGGGAGCGTTCGCGGATGACTTGGGGATCCCACCGGAAACGGTGAGAGGACCGGAGGTGTTCGTCGCCCCGCCCGTCCCCGGCAATCCGCCAGCCGTGAGTGGTGGGGTGGCGTGGCCTGGAGTGGCCTGGGTGCCGTTGCCCGTGCCCGCCATCGCCCCAGCACCGAACATGCCGTTCCTGCCGCCCAAGCCACCACCTAAGCCACTGGCACTGCCAGCAGCAGCGCCGCCCCACCCAGGTATCCCGGCCTGGCCGACAGAATGAGGGCTGGAGGCCATGGCACCACCCGTGCCGGCCAGACCACCAACGTACGCGCCCCGCATGTCGGGGGAGGTCGACCGACCCGACGCCATGAAGGACGCCAGGTCCTCTGGCGTGTTCATGTCACCAGGAGGCGGGCCGGGAGGGCGAGGGTCCCCTGCTCCCTTCGGGAATGCTCCGCGACCGACCTGCCGGTTGGGATGGAGGGCGGTGTTCAGTCCTCGGGCCATCACGCCTCTTTCCTACGTCGTGGGAGTCGCCCACCAACACTACGTGCCCAGGCATCACCGGAATCGGTTCTGTCAGCGCTGTGAGCAGGCTTGACGATCCCCGGGTTCTCGGAGGCCAGGCGGTGTCCTTCGTTCCAAAGGGCCGTGCCGATGCCACGTCGAGGTTCCAAGGCCTGGATGAAGTGGACTCCCTTGTGGCTCCACGACATGTGGCCGACCTCGCTGCCGGCACGCTTGGCGATCACCTTGTGCTGATCGAATGAGATACCTGATTCGGACGGCGGGTAGTGCCGGTACTCAAACTGCACGTCGCTCAGGCTCTCATGAGCAGCCATCACTACGAGGCTACGTCGCCCAACACCTCGGGGTGGGGTTCCACATCGGGGTGGGGTTCCACATCGGGGTGGGGTTCCACATCGGGCGGGGCGCGCAGCTGTTCGATCTCTGCTGACTGCTCCTGGATCACACCGCGCAGGTCCACGTTCTCAGCGAAGACGGCACCGATCTGGTGGGACAGCTGCTCCCGCGTGTTGAGAGCGCGTCGAAGGAGACGAATCAGCTGCTCGTTCGACAGCTTCTCCAGGCCGTCGCCGGCAGCATCATCACTCATGCCCACACCCAGTTCGTAACGAAGACGAGGCCCCCACCGCCAAGACCGCCAGCCTTGGCCGCTGCCTGGCTCTGACAGCTGAACGCCCCGCCAGCGCCACCACCATACGTCTTGCCGGTGACACCGGCTGACCCCGCCGTAGACCCGCCGTTGTCACCTGGTGTCCCCCATCCCATGCCAGCCGTGCCACCCCTCGCCCTGCACATGGCAGCGAAGTTCTGCACAATACCGGACTCGCCAGCGCCCCCGGCGACATTGATGTCACCACCCGAACCGGTCCCACCGTTGCCACCGTTGGCGCACCAGCCTTCCGCCCTCACCACACCGAAAGCACCGCCGGCACCACCGGTAGCCGAACAGTGCGCCCCGAACGAGGAAGTCTCCCCCGTACCTCCAGCGGTAGTCGTGGTCCCAGCGGTCCCACCGGTACCAACGGTGACTGTCTCGGTCGCCCCGAGGGTCGCCGCCATGATCCTCTTGCGGGAGTACCCACCACCACCACCGCCACCAGCCGCCGCTCCCTGAGAGGCTGCAGTCAGAGGGCAGCCACCGCTCCCGCCACCGGCACCGATCACCTCGACGGTGACGTAGACCAGGTTGGCCGGCTTCGTCCAGGTGCCATCAGCTGAGTACCCAATGCTTGTCGGGACGAGGCGCTTGGCATCGACAGTGTCGACGTACAGCTTCGTCGCTGCGTGCAGGTTGGACGAGGGAGCGCCCGAGAGAGTCAGCAGACCCGTCATCGTGTCGCCACCGAGGTTGACGTAGGTGCCCTGGGCGAAGTTGAAGCTGATCGCTTCGTAACCGGTGGTGCCCTGGGAGGTCGGGAGCATCAGCGCACCGGTCATCGTGCCGCCAGCAAGGTTGACGTAGCGAGTGTCGGCAGTGGCCTGATCCAGGCCACCACCTGGGACGACAGTCCAAACGTCAGGACCAGTAGAGGTGCGAACCTTTAGTGCTCCCGCCATTACGCCCCCTCTGGACCGGTGTACGTGTCGTCAGTCTCGCCGGATGTCATTCTCGCCTCACGGTTCACTTGGCGAGCCACGGTCTTCAACTCACGGGCCACGGCCTTGATGGTCGCCGCAGGATTCTGGTTGATCGATGCGTTCGTCATGGCGGTGATGGCGTTGAGGTTCTCGATGACCAGGATCAGCTTGTCGACGGCATCTGCTGACTCGGTGGTCATCTTGGAAACGTTGGCCTCGGCTTCAATGGTCGCGGCGTGTGGCTGCCAGTAGGTGATCTCCTCAGGACTCATCGGCCGCTGCACTGTGACCACACCGTCAACAGTGACGGTCACAGTGCTGGTGTCGAGATCCCATGCTGTGATGGTGACGACCCCGTCAAGATCGGTGCTCTCCTGGGTGTAGATCATGCGACTTTGAAGGCGATCTTAGGGTTGGCTCCAGCGGCGAGGCCGAGAGTCGTCGGCAGGTAGGCCGGCCACGTCGCCCCCATCACGTACGTCCACGATCGATACGTCAGGTTGGGTGGCACCTGGGCCACGTCGAACATGACCCACGGCTCACCGAAACCAGTGACGCCACGCAAGACTGGGTTGCCACCATTGGGCACGCAGCCGAGCCACATACGCCCACCAGGCCAGGCGGTGGGGGTCATCGCTGCGGATTTCCACCCGAGCGAGTCGCCCGCCACTGTGGTCACACACTCAGCGAGCTTCTGGTACGGCTGCGCCAGCGTCGGGTGCTCGTAGAAGATTGCCAGGTTGATCGTCGTCGCCGCCGCGCCCGCCGTCGTCACCTCGATACCGAGGCCGTTGATCGTGCAAGGCGAGCAGAACACTGGGATCCACTGCGGATAGCCCGACGAGCAGGAGGCAGTGCCGCCCGCCCCACCGGGAGTCACCCATCGGTCAGCGACAGGGATCACGTCCCACTTGATCCCCAAGTCGACGTACTGTTTGGTCGCCGCTTGCAGAGCAGAGGCAGGGTTGCCCGCCAACGTCAGTGGCCCGGTCAGCGTGTCCCCGGTGGTGTTGACGTAGAGAGCGTCAGCAGTGGGCTGGTCGAGCGCAACGCCGGCCGTCTCGTCGGTGTCATACCACAGTTCGATGTTCGGATCGGGCGGCGCAGAGGTGCCCACCCACACGACATCGGTGGACCCACCAGCATGCGCGTCGACGTACTGCTTGGTCGCAGCCTCCAGTGGATCTGTGGGGTCGGCGGGAAGCTGGATCGGAACGAGAGACTTACGGCTCACCCAACCACCACCGCGGTGTACTCGCTGGCTGACGGGGCGACGGCGAAGCGCAGCGTGACGGTCTGCGTCGTCGTGCGCTCGACGTCACACTCGATGGTGTCCCATGGTGTGGTGTTGCGGTACACGTTGACGGTCACGTCCCGTGAGTTGAGGTTGTGGGTGACCACCTGAGATGTCGCCCCGCCGATGGCGAAGTCGGCGTACTTGCGGGTGTAGATGGAGTGGGTGTGGTCACTGCGTGCTGCAGTAGTAGCAGAGCCGGTGCCGGCGTACGCCACCGACACGGAGTCGGCACCGATGTTGAGGCTGCCGTCAACGTTGATCACGTTGAAGATGGGGCCGGATGCCAGCAGGCCGTTGCCGGCGACGACGGTGTTCGTTCCACTGAACTGGACGAAGGGGAGAGGGGTCGTGTTCAGCGTGATCGGTAGGTCAGCGGTGCAGGTCCAGCCAGTGTCGGCCTGGGTGGTGCCCAGCGCCACCATCAGCGACATGTTGGGGAACTTGGAAGCGGCATCGGCGTCGGTCGTTCGCGTCCACGCACCAGCGGCGCAGAGGTAGATGCCGTTCTCTTGGGCCAACGTCTGGTTCTTGACGAGCACCCTGTCGTTGGCGACGATGGAGATGCCATCGATGGTCTGCGGGGCCGAGAGGGTGATGTTGGCCGTCGTCGTCGCCCGAACAGGTGCAACCCAGGCCAGCCCAGCGGCGAGGCTGTCGACGTAAGCCTTGTTCGCTGCGTCGGTCGAGTTGGTGGGCGTCGCCAGGCTGGTGATCTTCTGGCTGGCGAAGCTGACCGAGGTGTTCGGCGATGAGAAGTCACTGAGTTTGAGGAACTGGTGAGCAGTGACATCGTGGGCAGGCGTGCCATGGGTGTGGTCGGCGCGGGGAACGTTGGTCGACGCACCGTTGCTGCTGGCCGCACCGAACGTGGTCTGCGCTGTGACCGAGCCGAAACCCTCACGCCCATGCTTGTGGTCTTCACGGGCGTAGGTGGTAGCGACACCGACGACGCTGGTATCACTGACCGTCGACTGGGTGACTGTGGTGGCAGGGACCGCACCGGCACCACCCTGAGCAGCGACCCAGCCCGAGCCGTTGTACCAGTAGAGGATGTTGCCGGTGGAGTCCATGTAGATCTGACCCTTGACCGGTGCCGATGGGGCCGACCCCAGGTTCTGGACGACGGCGTTCTGGAGTTCGTTCTTGGCCAGGTCGATGGCGGTGAGGAACTTGCGGGCCATGGCGTTCTCCTATGACAGGTACGCGATGCCGCTGAAGGCAGCGCTGAAAGTCAAGACGACTCGGGTGATTAGGGGGTAGGTGATGTTCCCGTCGACCGCGTCGCCAGCGCTGTCGACCACGGTGACGTTGGGGCGGAAGGTAAGACCGTGGTCGATCGTCCAGGTCGACGCCGAGGTCGACTGGTTGTGGACGTAGGCCAGAGCACCGCCACCACCACCCGAGAGCGTCGCCCACTGGGCGTTGTAGTCAGTGGCGTCGATCTTGGTCAGCGCCTGGCCGGCAGTGCCGCCAGCTGGCAGGCCATTGGTGGCCTCGCCACCTCCACCGCCACCTGTCTCGCCGTGCCACACCGGGAAGGCAGGGTCCCCACTACGGAACGTGACCCACCCCATGCCCACGGCAGTAGGTCGTGCTCCGACGAACTCGGTGACGATGACGCCGGCCTCGCCGTAGACCTGGGGGATCTGGACGGTCACTGCTGCCGTCTCGATCTTCACCGCCTTGGCTCGGTACAGACCGGGGAAGGTCGCCATCGCTACCTCATGTAGAGGCGGAACGTCTGGGCGCTGATCTCCCCGCCGTTGTCACCTGGGACGTTGTCGAACCCGATGGCGCAGCCGAGGTCGACGCCACGCACTGCGACGTAGCCCCGGGCGATGGCGATGGCCTTGCAGGCCTGACCGACTGCGCCGGCACCGATGGCCCGGATCGTCGGCATCTTCAGGTCGTTGAAGATGTAGCCCTGGATGGCGAAGGCGAGCGACTGCGGGGTGGTCGTGCCCTTGACCATGATGAGGCCCTCGGTGTCCTCGTCGGGATCGAGGCGCGAGAACATGGCTCGCTCGGCAGGACCAGGTTCGGGACGCGGTCGACGGGGTCGGTGATTGGGTGGTGCCACGCTTGGCGTGACCAGGTTCCAGCGATCCACGATCGGATCATCCACGGCGAGTGCTCCTCAGGTCGTTGACCTGGGAACCGACCGTATCAGTGGAGGGCCAGCGGAGGTGGCTTCTTGCTGCGGCGCAGCTGCTCACCGTTCTCGCTCATCCACCACGCCGCCAGCAGTGCAGCCTCGGCGCGGCCATCATCCTTGACCCGCTTGAAGTCGTCGGCCCGAGACGGCCAGCGCTCACTGGCACGCCGACGAGACAGCGTCTTGTCCGAGGTGAGGCTGGCCTTGCGCTTCCACACCGAGGGCGAGACGTAGACGGTGCGTATCTCCAGCGTCGCCAGGGTGCCGACGATGATGCCGTAGTTCACGCCGTAGTTGAAGGCCCCAGCGGTACCGCGGCTCCGCTCTGCACCGGCACCCACGCGGGGCATGATCTGAGCCTGCTCGACCACCGCAACGAGGACCGGTCCATATCCCTCTATCAAACGGGGCAGCAGCGCGGCGTTGACGATCTTGCCGAGCCGCGGCATGTCCTCTAGCTCCTCGACGGCACCGCTCTCGGTGTGGAGGAAGGCGAGCGCTCCCGTCAACCCGGGGTCGATGCCCAAGACCCTGGTGCCGCGGGTCACGGGGACCAGCGCATCGAACGACGCTCCACCGGGTCACGCCCGAGGCGACGGCTCAACTCACGCGAGATCAGCTGGGCGCAGCGCTCGCAGTTGCCGTACACCACAGCGGTCAGCTTGCGCTGTGCATAGGCGACGAGCAAGTCCTGCTTGGCCCGGTCGATCGCCGGGTCCGTCGCCTGCTGGGCACGCGACAGGGTCACCTTGTCCTTGGCCGCACCCCAGTTCATCACCATGTGCTCGGCCTCCATCCGCTTGACGGTGGCCTCGGCCTTCTCCTCTGCGACCTCGGCCTCTGCGAACTGGTAGGCGGCGTAGTTCTGCCACTGCACGAACTGGCTGAACAGCGCCATCATCGTGGTGTCATCGACGCCGGTCAGATCGGGAGGGATCTCCGGGATATCAAACTGCGGTCGCCCGAAGAGTGGCTCGACGTTTGCCAAGCTTGGACCGCTGGACCCGGGCGGGGGCGGGCGCTTCGACTTCGGCATGGTTCTCCTCCAGTTCCCAGCATGTGCTCCGGTACACGCAGGAGGAGCAGACCTTGTCGCCCGGTGCCTTGGCCCATATCGGCCTATCCGGTGCGATGCCGGCACGAATCCCCTGCGCCACATCCTTCGCCGTCTCCAGGACGGGAGCGATGAATGACTTATTGTAGTCGACCACGAACTCCTTGGTCGCCTGCGTGAACTTGCTCTCGTACACGAAGATGATGCGCTCGTACGCCGGCCACGCCATCCACAGGTACAGCTGACCCTGTCGCATGTGGGAGCCGAAGGGGTGGCTGATGGAGAACCAGATGTCCTCGGCCGGCTTGCCGTCCAGGTACTGCTGGTAGAGCCGGGGTGCTTCGAACCGCAGGGTGCCCAGGCCGATGCTCTTGATCTCCACCAGCGCCTTGTCCTCGGGGAGGTGGACGGCGGCGTCGGCGTGGCCCTCCACCATGAAGTTGTTGTGGCGCAGCGGGTACTCCTTGTACTCCAGGCGCAGGCTCTGGCAGAACTGGCACTCCGCTGGGGACATGGCGTACCACTGGTGGCCGCACGACATGCAGTGCCACCAGCCGACGAGCACGCCCATCTCCCAGAACCACTGCTGCCACTTGGCGTGGATGGCGTGGCCCTCGGAGAAGACGTTGCTCATCCTGAAGCTGGGGTTGGCCTTGGACACCTTGCCGACCGGCGCTCCGGTGATGGCGTAGTAGTCGTGCCGGCCGCACCAGTCGGTCTTCGCCATGTCACTGGGGTGCATGTGCTTGGACGAGTGGTCGTCGGGCCGGCCACCCGTCGCCGTCTTCATGACGTGGCGCTCCACCTGGGGGAGCAGCAGGCCACTGCTGGACTTGTACGTCCCCTTCAGTCGCTGCAGTGCTGAGTCACGGATCTCCCGGGGCAAAGTCATCCTCTTCGATCAGGACCAGGCGACGCTTCTTCTTGCCCAGTGTGATGTGCAGTGCTGGTATCCGACCGTCCATCAGGGCGTGCCTGCGGAGCGCCTCCCAGTCGTCCTCCTTGATCGTGTACTGGCGGTTGCCGGTGGTCTTCTGCTCCCATAACACGCCGGCCTCCCGGACGTCGTTGCGCTTGGACCATCCGCTGCCGCTGCCTGGCTGACGGACACCGCCACGGCGCTTGGCCAGGCGGTGCTCCTCCTTCTCCCACTCCTTCAATCCTCATCCCAGTAGCCGTCACCTGGATCGGTGCCGTCGATGCCGTGGACAGGGCAGGTCAAGTCAGCGATGCGGAAGCCACCTGTGTCACCGAACCACGGACAGGTGCAGTCTTCGGGGCGTGGGTCATCACTCATCGTCCAGCCACACGATCCGAGTCTTGCCACCGTGGCCGTGGACGTGTTCGATCGACTCCATGCCCTTCTCGTAGTGGACGACGCTTGACGGCCACTGGCTGACCCAGTGCAGCACGGCCACGTCGTCAGAGAAGAGGATGCCCTCGGCCACGACGCCGGTCCCCGAGATGCCGGTGACGTCCTCGTCGCGGTGCAGTTCGAACCGTCGCGCCGTCATGCCCTACTCCAAATCTTGCCGCACCTCACGCACGTCACCAGGTCTTCCGAGAGTTCGCTGCGCTCGGTCGTGGGATGCGGGCAGAGCTTCTGAGTGGCCTCCCGCTCGGCTACCGCCATGGCATTGGCGAACCAGCCGACCATCGTTCCCGGGTCGACACAGGGAGTCGTCCTTCCCTCCAGTTCTTCCTTCCTGATGTCGTAGCCATCGAAGATGCGGCAGAACTCCTCGGCCCACACCATCGCGTCAGTGGTTTCGAGCAGCGTGCTCATGCCTTCTTCACCTTCTTGCTCTTGGTGGGTAGGGGTGGAGGTGGCGGCGGGGTGTCACCGAGCACCAGCTTGCGGACCTCGTCTTCGATGGTGGCCTGCAGGTCCAGGTCCTCACGCATGGAGGCCAGCACTGGCTCCTTGCCGTTCCACTTCTGGCCGGCGTAGTGGTACCAAGCACCCTGCCGGGTGATGATGTCGTAGGTCAGGGCGATCGCCCACAGCTGGGACGCCAGGTCGTAGTCGCCCTTCTGGAAGGGTCCGTAGTTGGTGAAGTAGAAGGGCGTGACGCCGACACGCATCGGCGGGGCCGTCTTGTTCTTCATCGCCAGCGCCTTGATGACGAGGCCGACCTTGTTCTTGCCGGCATCCAGCAGCCACTCGTCGCGCACCACCTCGACGCGGATGAAGTAGCTGAAGTTCTTGCCCTTCCCACCTGGGGTGGTCCGAGGGTCGCCGTACATCACCCCGATGCGGTCCCGCCACTGGTTGATGATGAGGCACAGGCAGTCGCGCTCGTCCACGGTGCGGCGCTGGGACTTGGGTGACTTCCGCATCAGCTTGTTGGTGAGGCGAGCACCCAGGCCAGGGAGCGAATCGCCCATCGCCCCCTCGCCCTCACCGCTGGGGATCAGAGCCGGGTAGGAGTCCAGCACGATGGCGTCCACCGACTGAGCGTCGAGGGCTTCCAGCATGATCGTGTAGGCGTCCTCCATCACGTTGGTCAGGGCCAGCACCACGCGGGTGGTGTCGACGCCAAGCTCCTCGGCCCACTCCTTGTTGAAGTCCTCCGAGGCAACCCACAGCACCTGGTAGTCCGGGTTGATCATCATGTTGGCGGCGATGGTCTTCAGGACCATGACCGTCTTGCCGTGGGATTCCAGGCCGATGATCTCATTCCAAACGTTCAGCGGCCAGCCCCCACCGAGGGCCAGGTCGAACGACAGTGAGCCAGTGGTGGCTCGGCGGAAGGTCGGGATCTCGCTGGCGTACACCAGCACCTCGGCCTTCATCTCCTTGTTGACCTGAGCGATCAGTGCGTCCACGGCGGTGGTCATGTGTCCCCCAACAGAAAGGACGGGTGAAGGAGCAGCTTCCGCCGTCGCTCTCCCTCACCCGTCTTCGGTGCCAAAGTTATCGAAGCGTAGGCGGATACGCAACTCATGAATGTGTTATTTCAGCCGGGTTGCCAGGACGAGGCCATCCCCTGCTGGAACATCCCGTTGTACCCGCAGTCGAAGCAGTGCGGAGCCGGTGGAGGGCCGCGACGAACGCCCTCCCCGGTCCTGCTGTAGTAGCGGTTGCTCCCGCACTCAGGGCACGGCTCGGCGTCGATCTTGTGGGCCTTGCCGCCCCGCCAGGTCGTCATCGCCCCCCACAGGTTGTCGATCGTCACCTTGGGCGGTGCCTGCTGAACCTGCTGCTGCGGCTGCTGGAACTGCTGGTTCTGTGGGTAGCCACCCGGGACATAGCCAGGAGGAGGCTGCTGGGGCTGGGGGCGCGCCGGCTGCTGGCGCTGCCCGCCGAACTTGCGGGCGTACCACCCGGAGGAATCGCTCATGCCAGAGCTTCGGCCACTGTTGCCAGGGCCATGGCATCGGAGAGGAAGATCAACATGGCACCAGAGACACGCTCCTGCAGATCCTGGGCCGTGAGGCCGGCAGGATTGAGAGCAGTGGAGATGATCGAGCGGGCGTAGTCATCGGCAAGGCCGATGATCTGATCAGCCACGGTCGCCACTTGCACCTGAGTTGGCATGGTGATGATAGTAACTCATTTCCCCTTCGCTGCAGCCCAGGAGTACCCGACCTTGCTGGAAACGATAAGCGGGACCTCGCCCAGGATGGGTGACCCGTCGAGAGCACGGACGTTGGACATGGTGTGGGACACCAGCCCGAGGACCTCCTCGGCGTAGGCCTCCTCGCACCGCACGATGATCTCGTCGTGTACCTGCAGCACCATCTGCGCTGGATATCCCGATATCCACTTGTGCATGTCCAGCATCGCCATCTTGGTGATGTAGCTGGCGAACCCCTGTACGAGGGCGTTGATGGCCTGGCGCTCGGCCCGCCAGCGCATCCACTCCTCGCCCTTGTAGTAGTTCATCAGGTCAGGGAGCCGGCGCAGCCTGCCGAAGGGGGGGATGATGATCGTAGGTGGGTCGGTCGAGGGGCTGGTCGGGTCGCAACGGTCACGGGCCTCGTACAGCACCCGCTTCTTCCAGGGTTCCAGCCCGCCGAACATCTCGTAGTAGCCGTCGATGAGCTTCTGCGCCCGACGCTTGGAGCACTTGGCCACGTAGGCGATCTTGTTGACGCCGGCCCCGTAGATGATGGCGAAGTTCTGGGTCTTGCCGACCGCCCGCTGCTCGTCGGTGACCTTGGTGAGGGGGATGTTCCACATGGCTGCCGCGGCCTGCTTGTGGACGTCGTCACCCCGCTTGAAGACGACCAGCATGTTGGGGTCGCCCGACTCGTAGCCGGCCACGCGCAGTTCGATCTGGTCGTAGTCGGCCACGATGAGGACGTGACCTGGACCGGCGATGAACAACTCGCGAATGACCGAAGACTTCGGGATCTGGTGGAGGTTGGGCTTCTCCGCTGAGAACCTGCCGGTCACCGTGCCGTGCTGCTTGAAGCTGGTGTGCAGCCGGGGCAGGTCGGAGTCCCGGCGCGACAGGTACTTGTCGAAGCCGACGACGAAGGTGCCGCGCAGCTTCTCGTAGGCCGACCACTCCAGGAACAGGCGGGCCACCTCGTTGCTGTTGGCGTAGCGCTCCAGCACCGCCTTGTTCACCTGGGCGACGTCAGTCTTGGCTGTGCGATTGAGGGGGACCAGGCCCTGAGGCTCCAATGGGTGACCGTTGACACCGACCGGCGTCTCCTTGCCCTTCTCCACCTCACCGAACAGGACGTAGCGCTTGGTGGCGAGGTTGGTCATCGGGATCTCGTCACCGATCAACTCGCCCACCTCCTTCTCGATCCGGGCGATGGAGTCGGTCAACTCGACGCCCACCTTCTCCATCGCGGTGAGGTCGATCGGGAAGCCGGCCGACTCCATGTCCATGAGCACCGGGTACATGCTCATTTCGAAGTCGTAGACCTTCAGCAGGCCGCGGCGGATCAGCTTGGGCCACAGCCTGGTGAAGAGGTACCGGGTGTAGGTGAGGTCCTTGTTGAGGTACGAGGCGATCTCATCCAGGCCGAAGCGTTCGATGCCGGCCTTGCCCATCGACGGGTACCACTTCTTGCGGTCCTTCGGCTGGAACCAGTCGATCGTCAACTCCTTCAGCCCGTACTGAGGGAGTGACTCATCGATGACGTGCTGCACAACGAGGGTGTCGTGGTAGGGACCAGGTGGGATCTTGCCGTAGTACTTGGCGATCGTCTCCAGGTCGAACTTCAGGTGGTGGTTGAGCTTCGCCCGGTCGCTGAACAGCAGGGGTTCGATCAACTCGGCCACCTGGTAGGGGAACAGCTGCTTGGGTGGCGGGGCGTAGGTCGCCGGCACAACGTGCTCGACCATCCGCATCGACGGCTTGCCGGTCGGGGTCAGGCCGCGCTCGTCGTTCCAAAGCACCGAGGCCGGCGTCTTGGCCTTGCCTCCCACCGTGAGCCTGACCCCCTTGGGGTGACCGCAGGGGATCAGGAACGACTGGGCGGTGCAGCCGAGGCCGCACCACACCATCTCGTTGGTCTGGGTGTCGAGGCCAGTCGTCTCCAGGTCGATGACGAACATCGACTCACCGCGGAGGAGGTCGACAGCCCCCCTGACTTCCTCCGCGGTGAGAAGGACGTGCGGATACCTACTCGTAGTCGTCCATCATCTCGTCTGCGATCTCCTTCAACTCCTTGCGAGGAGGGATCTGCAGGACCGTCTTGTCGTACAGCTTGAACGACTTCAAGCGATCCTCGTCGGGGACCGGGGTGTCGTAGTCCTCGGTCAACGCGGTGCGCTTGATGGGGCTGACGTTGTACTGCGTCGACTGCTTCTGGCCCGACTTGTTCACCAGGAAGAAGCCCTTGGTCAGCGGCCCGATCTTGGCGTCGTTGGCGTAGGACTTCAGCACACCGAACAGGCGTGCCCCCACATCCCAGGACTTCAGCGAGATGTCGCCGTTGGCGTCGAGGAGGAATACGTTGAAGGCCGACACTGCCTGGGGACGCACGCCCACCTCGCACAGCGGGCACTCCTCGCCCACCGTCTGCAGGCACACGTACGAGCGGGTGCTCTTGCCCTCCTTGGTCTGGCGGTCGACCCAGTGCCGGCGATACGCGATGTACGGGGCCTCTTCCGCGAAGGCGATGATCTGGCTGCGCTCCTCGGGGCGGAAGCCCTGGGCGAAGGTGGACGTGGAGTCCATCACCTCTTGGGAGCCGCCCCAACCACCACGCAGGGCGTCGTGAGCATCACCCCCAGCAGGAGGCGAGGACCGGTCAGCCGCACGCTTGCGAGGCGGTTGTGAGGACTCGTCGTCCTCTTCAGGCGGCTCCGCGAGGGTCGGCGGGGCTGGGGGTCGCTTGGATGGCATGTGAGCTACCTCGATTTCGATGTGTCGTGATCGGCCTGGAGCGCAGCGAACGCTTGGCCTACTTCAAGTGCGAACGAGCGTGTCGGTGGGTGCCTGTTGAGGATCACCTTGTGCTTGTCAGCGAGCCGAAGGATACATTCGATCTGCTCCCGTGTCCACAACCGACGCCCCTTCGTCGGATGTTTCGCACCCGGCTTGGCCCGGGTGGGCTGGGACCGGTACGGGGACCGAGGGAGCAGGCCCTGCGTCTCCCACAGACGGATCGAGTTCTGGCTGTAGCCCAGCGCCTTGGCGAGCGCTGAGATGGGGAAGAACTGGACGACCTTGCCCTCTACCACCCCATCGGTGGGGTGTCCATCCCATATCGGGCTATCGGTGGGGGTCGTCTCCTTCTTGCCACGGTTGACCGGCTTGCGCCGGCCGGGGTAGTCCAGGTCACCAAAGAGACGGTCGACCGACGAGTCACTCACTCTGTACGCGCTCCAGCATTGCTCGGGTGGCCTCACGCCACTGCACCAGTGGGGTCATGGCCCAGGTCGGCATCTGTCCCCCGGGGTACAGCGACTGTACGACAGACTGGAAGATGTCATCGGCAGACACCTCGGTGTCGACGCGAGCCAGCCGAGGCCGGCCGATCTTGCCGTTGCTCGCCGGCTTGCCGGCACGGTACGCCGGCACCACGCCGTGCTCCTGGGAGCGGTGACGGGACTGGGCGTTCTTGGACTTGAAGTCGTCGCGTCCGCACTCCGGGCAGGGGTCGGCTGCGACGTGGGACATGGCGTGCCCGGACAGGGCCTGGGCGTTGGGGAACACCCGATCGCAATGCGGGCAGGGAAGCTGCTCCGGGACGTTGAGGTAGTTGCTGCTCACTTGCGACGACGCTTCTTGGACTCAGCGATGCGCTGGGTGATGAGCATGACGCGGAACTCACTGCGCGTCGGACGGGTGCCCTTGGCGTACTGGTAGCCGGGGGGCCGGGTGTAGTGGCGATTGAGCAGTTCGCCGTAGTGGTTGATCGAGTCCCGCCGCTCCATCCCACAGCGCTCACAGCGCAGGGTGAGGGGGACTCCGAACATGGGTGTCCAGTTGCTGTCGTAGTCGAACCACGAATGGCCCAACGTGTTGCAGCGCAGGTAGCCCTGGTGCTCATGGTCGACGGTGGTCTGGAAGGCCTCCCCAAGGAGGCCTTCCAGATCAGAGATCGTCTCGCTCAATGTGTTACCTCGTAGGTGTGGTCACGGGAGTGTGACACTACCCCACGTTAGTAACTAGAGGCAAGACTCTTCTCGTCCTCCCATTCGTCAAGCGAGATCTCCAGAGCGCGCTCGACCAGGAGGGTCTTGGAGACGACGCGACGGTTCGCCTCCTTGTCCAGGCGTGCCAACAGGGGTGCCGGCAGGCGCACCTGGATCTGCACGCGCTCGGTGTCGTAGGTCTTGGGACGGGGCATGGTTCCTCCTTTCGGGAGCTTGGGGGGTGTTAGTCAGCGTCGTCGGGGTCGTCGTCATCGACCAGGAAGAAGGCGAAGTTCTCGCTCTCGTCGTAGATCGAAGACGCCTCGGCGTCGGTCAGCTTGCCTTCGAAGATGGCAGCGAGCAGTGCGTCCTCGTCCAGCACCACCTCGGTGCGGGTGCATTCCGCCAGGAGGTTCTTGCGTGTCAACAGCGCCATGGCAGCGACCTCGTTGAGCCGCTGGGATGAGCGACGGACGCGGCGGATGGCCGTGACCTTGCGGTCCTTGGCCTTGCCGCCCTTGTACTCGGCGTAGGGCACCGGCTCGGTCAGTCGGAGAATGCGGTGACCACCCTCCTGTAGCTCGCCGGCCTGCTCTAGGACGCCCATGAGGGCTTCCTTGCCCTTCTTCTCGCGGTACTCGGAGCGCTCGCGCATCGACCGGTTCTGCAGGTAGTCGCCTACCTCTGTCTCTAGGTCGAGGGTGGATTGTCGCGGGCGCTTGGTTGGCATGCCACCATTCTAGGGCACAAGTGGGCAGGAATCAACTTCTAGCCGTCGAGGAACTCCCGCAGGGACTGGAGGTCCAGTTTCAGCACGCCGCCCTTGTCGAACTCGCCGTCGATGAAGGCCCGGGCGACCTTGGCCTTCTGCTGGAGCATCTCGTACATGCGCTGCTCGATCGTGCCCTGGCCGTACATGTAGACGATGCGGATCTGCTTGAAGGCCGAGTCGGTGCGGTCGATGCGGGCGACCCGCTGGGCCAGCGCGCCGGCCGACCAGGGGAGGTCGTAGCTGATGAGGTGGCTCCCCTTGCCGAGGCTGATGCCGTAGGCCCCGGCGTCAGAGGACAGGAAGATGCGGCAGGCCGGGTCGTTGTTGAACCGTTCGATGCGGCGGTCCCTCTCCTGGGCCGAGGTGATGTCGCCGGTCAGGGTGGTGAAGGGGATCTTCAGCTTGACGAAGGCCTGGCCGATCATCGCCAGCATCGGCTTGAAGAACGAGAAGATCACGACCTTGTGATCAGGGGCTTCGTGGAGGATTTCACTAACCGTCTCCACCAGGGCGTCCAGCTTGGCGTTCTCCAGGGGGAGGTTGTCCAGCAGGCCGGCCTGCTTCATCTCGTTGGCGTACTGGCTCCCCATCTTGGTGAGGGGGGAGTCGAACTCGTCGGCCGACCAGCGCAGCAGGCGTGGGTGGCTGGAGAGCATCCGCATGGCGAGCAGGCGGCTCATCACCGCACCCAGTGCCTCGCTGCCCTCGGCAGGGGCGTGGCCGTAGTGGGCGTTGACGTCGAAGTACCCACCGATGCCGGCAGCGATGGCCTTGTCCAGTGCCTCGCTCAGGTCCCGCCGCACGATGTCGTGGAGGCGCATGGTGACGCGGTCGAGGACGACTGGCATCTCCATGTCGATCTTCTCGGGGAGCCACTCAGCGATGTCCTCGCGGGTCCTGCGGAACATCGCCGGCCCCAGCCGGCCGGCGAGCAGGTGAAGGTTGCGGTAGCGAGTAGGCCTCCCCCAGCCATCGCGCACGATGAACGTGCGATCGAAGAGGCCGAAGGTGCCCAGCACCGAAGGATCGATCGCCTCCATCAACGAGTAAAGCTCCTCGGGCCGGTTCTCCACAGGTTGTCCAGAGAGTCCGAGGCGCACTGTGGATTTCTTGGACAGGACCTTCGACCGCTTGGAGGTCTTGGAGGCGAAGCCCTTCAACGCTGTGACCTCATCAAAGATGAGGAAGTCGACCGGCAGTAGCTCCTTGATCTCCTCCCAGTCATGCACAAGGCACTGGTAGTGGAGGATCGTGTAGTTGAACAGGTGGGCGCGGCGATATCCCGATATCCGCTGGCGCTTGTCGCCTTCGATCACCTGGACCCTGGCTCGGGGGTCGACCTTGGCGATCTCCCGGACCCACTGGTACTTGGTGGACTTCAGGGCGAACACCGCTCCGTTGGTCACCACCCGCTGCTGACGCAGCCGGCGCACGGCGACCGCCGAGGTGACGGTCTTGCCCGACCCCATCACCATCGCCAGCAGCATGCAGTGCCGCTCCAGGATGCGGTCGACCCCCTCCACCTGGTAGGGCCGAAGGTCCATGGCTCTAGCCTGCCCGCCGCTGGCCGATCTTCTTCGCCGGCACCCGCTTGGCCGGGGCGATGATGGGCGGCGGCTCGGGCTTGACGTGGGCTACGCCGACGATGGCCTTGGCACCAGCGTGCTTCCGCACCGCCTCCCGCAGGACCGAGTCGTCGTAGGGAGCGTGGACGTCGATGGTGCGGCCGTCGTCCAGGAGGAAACGGTGGATGACCCACTCGTAGACCGCCGTGTACGTGCCGTCGTCGTTCGCTTCCAGCTTGGTGATCACCATTGTGTCACTCTACCCACCCATCAACTCCTCGTAGTTGAACCTGGTGCCCAGAGCGTTACGGATGGTCCACACTGGACCTCCTAGAGAAAGACACTCCTGGTTGTACACGAAGGCGTACTTCTCCACGTCGACCGTGTCGGTGACGAAGTCACGCCCGTCCCTGGTGAGCCGCCAGAAGCCGACACGGTTGGAGCCATCTGCACGCTCGCCTGGTTGCGCTTCGATCAGCCCCCAGTGATGACTCATCGTGGCGTCACCGCCTGGCAGGTTGTATCTGAGGCAGAGCGGCGGGACGTAGCTGTAATCGAACGGGTCGATGTTGTAGAGGACGATCAGCATGCGTGCTGGAACGTGATACAGCGTGCGGCGGTACACCTGGACGCGCTGACGACATAGGGTGCAAGACTCCCCATTCCTGAAGGGGGTGCCCGGTACGTAGTCGCCGTTGATCACAGTCCGAGGCGTCGGGTACTGGCCCATGAGGCCAGGAGCATGTCATCGTCAGCGACGTCGCCTACGTCCTTCGCTGCAGCACCGTCTTCATCCACCAGGCCGTCGTAGCGCCAAGGGACCACAGCGCAGCCGCCGCGGCGCAGCATCGGCCCCAGGATCTCCGCTCCGTCGTGGCCGGCCTGATCGTTGTCGAGGGCCAGGTAGACGGTCGAGAAGGCCAGTGAGAGAAGGCGGGCCTGGTCCTTCGATACCCAGGCCCCGAGTGAAGCGACAGCCGGGATCCCGAGGCCGAAGAGACGCACCGCATCGAGGGGTGATTCAACGAGTACTGCCTGGTCATGGGACTGGATGAGAGAGTAACCGAACAGGGTGGTCGACTTGGGGACTCCCTCGGGGAGGGTCAGCACGCTGCCGGCCTGTCGGTACTGGGCACCGAGCAACTCACCGTCCGGTGTCCTGATCGGGAGCACCACCTGCTTGGTGTCGGCCGAGTACCTCACTCCGTAGGCGTCGAGGGCCTCCCGCCGAAGAAAGCGCCGCTCCATGAAGCGGCGTGGCACCTCCCGGAAGACGTTGAAGAGGGTGAAGTCGGTGAGCCGATGCAGGAGTGGGACCACCACCTTCTGCGGCTCGGCACGGGCCTCGTCCCAGCGCCGCACCAGCGACTGGTGTTTGAGATCCATCTCCAAGTCTTCGGGGGCATATCCCAATATGTCAGTGTGCAGGCCGGTCAGCGTGCCGGAGTAGCCGCAGGCGAAGCAGTGGTGGAGGAACGTGACCTTGTTGATCGACCACGATGGGTGGACGTCGGGCTTGCCCGTGCGTTCCTCATGCATCGGGCACGCGCCCGATATCTCCTTCGTCCCGTCTCGTAGACGCTGGACCCCGAGGTCCTCTAGTACCTGGAAGAGATCAATTGAGGGCATGCTCCGGTTCCTTGAACTCGGCCGGCGGGATCTCGTTGACCTGACCGCGGGACCAGTCCCAGCGGAGGATCGTCTCGGCACGGGGGCCGGAACGCGAGGCAAGCACCTTCATTCGGATAGTGACAGCGGACTGGTCGGACTCGGACTCATCGACACGTTCGACGCCGAGCAGGACGTCGGCCGACTGGCCGAACGCCTGGGTGTACATGGGGCTGAACATCGTCAGCCCGCCCTTCGAACGTGTCATCGTGGCCTGGGTGGTCCCGATGATCGGGATGGACTGGGACTGCGCCAGTTCCTTCAACCCGCGTGCAATCTCGGTCAGCGCCTGGGCTGACCCCTGTTCGATCTTCGGTGTCTCGGAGCGCATGAGGTACAGCGCGTCAACGAGCACCACGTCGGGGCGGTAGTCCATGATCTTGGCCTGCAGCCCCGAGATGGTCATGCCCGACAGGTCGGCCGAGGTGATGAACGAGCGCATCGACTCCAGGTTCCGCAGGGCATCATCGATCGCCTTGTACTCGCGGTTGTTGATCGTCCCGTTGAGGATCTTGGTGAGCGACACCTTGGAGTAGAGAGACATCAAGCGGTCGTGCTGCTCGGCGTTGGACATCTCGAAACCGATGAACAGCGGGACCTTGGCCTGGGCGTGGATGTGCTTGGCCATGGCGAGCAGGGTGGCGCTCTTGAAGGCCTTGGGCAAGCCGATCAGGACCACGAACTGCTCGGGCTGCAGCCCGCCCGTGACGTAGTCGATGCCCTGGAAGCCGGTCGGGATGCCGCGCAGGTAGCCGGGATCGGAGCGCCGATCTTCCATCGTGTCCAGCAGCCCTGTTCGCTGGTCGGTGAGGTCCAGGTCGAGAGCGGCGTTGGTTTCGCGAGCCACCTGCAGCAGGCCCTGCTTGATCACGTCGAGCATGGAGTCGAGAGAGCCTGGCTCGTCGGTGGCGTTGAGCAGGGTGATGGCCTCGGTCAGCATCTCGGTGGTGATGGAACGCTTGCGGCGCTGACGCAGTCCGTCGAGGAAGAACGCCAAGGGCAGCGGTGACACCGGCCAGTCGTACGAGGGGAACTTGTCCTTCATCACCTCCAGGTCGGCCGGCTGGCCGTACCGACGCCAGTGCTCGGTGAGGTACTCGTAGACCCGGCGATATCGATCGTCGGAGAAGAAGTCCGGTGTGATCTTGCCGGCCACCGCGATGGCGATGGCCTGGTCGTGGATCAGCTTCGACAGCAGCCCCCGCTGTACGTCCATGTCAGGTGTAGTCCTCTCCCCGGATCACTTCGCGGCCCAGCTGGCCGTAGCGATCAAGGCGTTGTGGGTCGGAGTCGTAGACGACCTGCAGACCTTCTCGATACGGCAGCAAGGAGCAGAACTGATCGAGAGAAACGTACTGCAGGGAGTCGTAGGGCAGGGGCATCGCGTCGAGGAACGCCGCAGCCTGGTCGGCTGCCTCCTCGCTGATGAACGTGACGATCTCTGCCCCGAAGTCGGGGAAGCGCCGCTTGTTGGTGGCGAGCCGGCGCAGTGGCGTATCAAGCCAGTGCCAGTGGGTGGTGAAGTGCGGGTGACTCCACCGATGGCGCTTCTCGTCTTCCACCTTCTCGACGGTGACGAGCACGCCTTCCAGAACGACGATGTAGTGCGGCCGTACAGAGACGGCTAAGTCACCGTGCTCCATGGCGAACGCGTAGAAGGGTCATCGGCAGCTGCTCCCATAGCCTCGTTGGATTGTGCCCCAGTCCGTCCCCCCGATGAGGTTCCGCTTCAGCGAAGCCTCATCGGTACCCCCCACCGGGGGGCCGAGCTATGGGACTCCGAACCGTAATACATCGCGGTTGCCGGCGCAACCCTCAACCAAACTTGCGCTTCTTGTACACCGGCATCCCCCAGCCGACCAGGCGGTAGTCCTCGGGGTCACCCACCTCGCCCTCGGGCAGGGCTGCGAGACGAGCGCGAGCGGCATCGATCGCCGGCTTCTCGGCAGCGATCCGGGATTCGAACTGGTCGTGGAGACGCTGGTTCTCCTCGCGCCGCGCCCGATCGATCGCCGGGTCGGGCACCTCGGTGGTGCCCCACCACCCGGTGAACAGCTGCCAGGGGGTCTGCCCATCGCGCAGTTCAAGCGTTGAGTGCGGGTCGGCCAGGTCATCGAAGAACGCCATGAACATCGCTTCGACGTGCTCGGGGGTGTACCCGTGCTTCAAGAACATCGTGTCGATGTAGCCCGAGGCCGGTCCCCGATGGCTGGGGCGGTGGCTCTTCCAGAGCGGGTAGTGGGGGATGACCTCGGAGTACCAGAGCGTGTCGAACTGGCGGGCCAGAACCGTCCCGGGCCGATCGCCGGCACCCACAGGGGCCGAGGTGGGGTCCTCCCCGATCACCCCCGAAGGGTTCAAGTCCCCTTGATGTTCGCGCTCGTACTTCAAATCGGGCCTCCCTTGGTCGCACTCGCGGTGGACAGGCAGCTTGCCGTGGAGCCACCCCTCCTTGGGCTGGACGGGGAAGCTGCAGACGCAGCACGCCCCCGTCCAGCGGTTCACCTTGCGGACGTGGGGGTTCTGGTGGGCCGCAGGCCCATACGACGACCAGTTCTTCTCCGTAGGAGAAGAACGTTCTTCTTCTGATGCATTTGCATCGCGCTTTGCATCGAAGAGCAGGGCATACGAGTAGCTCTGGTGGCCGGTCGCAGTGACCCTCGGGGTGCGGTGGATGAACCCCAGTTCCTCGGCTCGGATGAGCAACCGGGACACCGTCGACTGGTCCAGGTTGACCCGGCGCGCAAGCTCCCGCGTGGATGGGTAGGGGTCGGGCAGGTACTTGGTCAGCGCCCGCAGGACCGACAGCAGGTGCCGCCAGGTGTGCTTGGGTATCTCACTCGGCCGCTTGAAGCTGCTGATCTGGACTGCTACTGTTGTCACGGCTGCTCCTACTTTCTGTTGGCTCCACCGCTGAGAGTAACGCACGCGAAGAGGCCCCCCGAAAGGGGGGCCTCTTGACGTTCCGGGGATATGGCGATATCAGGCGGTGGCGACCTTGCCCGTCTTCGGGTCGATCTCCTCGCCGGCCTCGTTGAAGACCTTGCCGGCCGAGTCGACCGTCACGCGCATGCCCGCCATGTCGTGGGTCATGCCGCCGCGGTAGGCCGTGGACATCGTGGACATGGTGTCGTACGTGTTGACGTGGGCTGCACCCGTGCCGGCCGAGCGCACGATGTTCTGGACGCCGAGACGGGTGCCCTGGTCCCAGGAGTCGGCACCCATGCCGAGGAAGATGAACTGCCAGTTGTAGACCTCGGTCTGCGTCTTGATCTTGGCCGTCAGCTGCTCCCAGGTGTACTCGCGGGAGGCGTTCTCCTGACCGTCCGTCTGAATGACGATGATCACCTTGTCGGGGCGATAGTCCTCGGACAGGCCCTCCAACCGGAGGCCAGTGACGATGAGCATCCGGCCGACCGCGTCGCGCAGCGGGGTGTTGCCGCGAGGCGAGAGGCGGTACTGACCGAACTCCCCGAGCGGCCCGTCGTGGATGACGTGGAACGGGTCCTCGCCGTCGAAGTCAGCGAGCAGCAAGCTGCAGTCGCCCTCGACCTTCTGCTGCTCGGAGAGGAAGTGGTTGATCGCTCCCTCGGCGTCGTGGCGGATCGGTTCCATCGAACCAGACCGGTCGATGATGATGCTGATGTGTGTGGCGTCCCTCATGGGGCGTCCTCCTTGTTTGTCGGGTTCGGTGGGGGGAAGTGGGGATGTTAGCCCCAGCGCTCCTGGTGCTTCGCCAGGCGCATCTTCAAGCGGTAGGCGATGGAGTCCGACCAGCCGTCGAGGTGGTCGACCAGCTTGGTCAGGTCCTCGGCGCTGAACGCCACCCGGATGAGCGGCTCCTCGGAGTCGCCGTTGAGGGTGGCTCGGGGCGGCGGTGCCGGCGCTGCGGGTGCCTTCTTGGCGGCGATCTTGCGTGCCGGGGCCTTGGTCGGTGCGGGAGCGGCCCGCTTGGTCTTCGTGGTTGTTGGTGCCATAAGTGCATATCGTACCACCGTTGGCTTGAAACGCGAAAGAGCGGCCCCGAAGGGCCGCTCCTTGCTCACCCTCCCAGGCGATCAGGCTGCCGAGTCAGCTGCCAGATTGTCGAGGTCCTCCACCAGGTGGCGAAGGGCCGTCTCCATGGTGCGGGCCTTGCGGCCTTCGACGGTGCGAGCGTTCGTCGCCCGCACGATCGAGGTCAGCATCGCCTGCATGGTGCGGACGCGTGTCTCAGCGTCACGAACACGGTTGGACGACCAGCCGCGCACCTCGTCCAGGGTGCCGACGATGCGGTAGATCCACTGAGAGCGGTGGCCGGCCGGATCACACGGCACGTTGATGCTGTCATAGTCCCCGAGGAAGTTACGCAGATCGAAGATCGCCGCTCGCACCTCGTTGTACCGGAAGCCGAGGGCCACCATCATCTGGTTGATGTTGGCCCCCTCCGGGTGGTTGACGAGGTAGTCCCACAACTCGTCGCGTCGCGTCTCACGAACGCTCATGCTGCTCCTCCTGTGATCTTCTGCAACTCACCGTCCCAGTCGACGTTGAGCGTCCCGGCCATGCGGAGGTCGAGAAGGTTGAGCAGCGCCCGGATCTTGTCGAGGGAGGAGCGGAGCAACTCCATCTCATCGTCGGAGAACCCGACGTCCTGGGCAGCCTGCAGAGCATCTTGGAGACGGCGCTGGGCGTAGGCCAGGTGGCCTTCGATCTCCACGAAGCGGATGGACTTGGCCTCGGCCTTCTGCGCCTTCTGGCGCTGAGTCATCTCCCGGGTCTGGCGGCGGCGCTCGGCAATGTCCTTTGCCTCGTCCACCACGCTGGTCCCCTTGCGCTGGGCACGGGAGCGCGCCGTCTCGGTGGTGTTGGCGAGAGAGGAAGCGCCACGGCGGTGCGTGACCTGGGTGATCGGGACACCTTCCGCAGAGGCCACGGCCTCTGCAACGTCGGCCTTCTCGGACTCCAGAGCCGCCAACTCCATGGCGTCGGTCAGGGAGTGCGTACGATTCGTACGCACCCACTCGTCGTAGCCCTTGGCGTACTTGCGGATCAGTGCATCGCTGCGACCGACCGCCCGGGCGTAGGCGCGGAACTTGTACATCGGCCCAGCCGGATCGAGGGTCTGCTGCCAGCGGTACTTGGCGAGCGCTTCAGAGGAACGCTCGGCGCTGACCTCCAGCTTCTGGTCCTTCTCGATCACCTCCTGCGGGATCGTGATGGATGTGGTCATGTGTCTCTCCTTCAGTGAGATATTCGGTGCGGGGACGGTACCAGTTGGGTAGAAGGGCGTCAACCTAAGGAGAAAGAAACACCGATACGTGTGTAAGGCTCCCCGGATGCTTCTCGGGATCTTCGCTGTCTGGCTCGCCATCCTGCTCGCTGAGTCGTGGCTGGAGATGCCAGGATGGGCCTGGCGTGCCACCGCTGCGGTGCTGGGGGTCGCCTGGATATGCCTCTATGACTGGCACCACTGGTGGCAGGGAGTGGGGATAGGTGGGGGAGCCGTCGCGTTAGGCCTGGTCATGGACTTGCTGCTGGTGCTCACGGACTTTGTTAGGGTGCAAGTCCTTAACCGAACCGGGCCAAGGAGGCCATTGTGACCATGAATCTTGTGCTAGGAGCCGGCGAGATGCCGGTGAAGGCACTGACCGCTTCGCTCCAGGACCTCTGGGACAAGGCACGCGAGACGAACGACAACTTCTGGTTCGTCGTGCAGGCCAAGGCCGAGCCGACCGCCACCGACAAGGCACTGGTGGCCTGGTTGGTCAAGAACGACGTGTGGTACTCGCTCGTCAGCGACGGCACCGACTACGACCCCATGTACGACGAGGAGTCCCAGGAGGTGACGCCGGTCAAGCGCCTCGCTCCCGGCGTCGTCAAGATGATGCAGGAGGGACCGGAGGAGGGCGAGACGGCCCAGCTGCTGGCCCTGTTCGTCAGCGACGACTTCTCGGCCGAAGAGGACCGCTGGCTCAACGACGTCGGCGCTGCCGTGCAGGAGGCCGGCTACGTCGTGCGTGCCCTCAACGACGGCCTCGTCGTGGTCGATATGACCGACGACGGCGAGGACCACGCCGACGAGGACGAGATCGAGGACGAGGCCGAGTCCCAGTCGCTGGCCGAGAAGCTGGACGAGATGAACCGTGAGGAGCTGATCGCCTACGCCCAGGGCCTGGACATCACCTTCCCGCCGCGGACGCGCATCAACACGATGATCGCCACCATCCTCACCGCCGATGCCGGCGCGTCGGGTGCCGAGGAGCCACTGGAGGACGAGACGGGTCCCGAGGAGCCATCGATCCTGGCCTCGGTGAGCAACCTGCCGCCCGTCACTCAGGCGGCGGGACTGTCGGCCCCGGCGATGCTGATCATCATCTCGGGCGGGCTGGTCACGGCGCGTGTCATCACGGCCGAGACGGCTGATGCGCTGGTGAATGCCTGACGATGTCACATTCTGTAGAGTGAGGGTTCACCAGCCTTAGGGCTGGCGGCGGGGGAGAGATTCCGCCCTCTTCCTCCCGGGGTGGGAAGGCTGGTCCGCCGCTGGCCTTTCCACCTGCCCTACGACCAGGGTGACACGATGTTCTGTTCGCTCGGTGCTGCCGGCGTGAGGTACGGCAGCACCGGGCCGGCATAGGGCACCAGGGGGCGCGGCTCGTTCCACATCGGGTCCCCTGGGTAGAGCACGTCGAGGTGGCCGTGGACCTGGATGCCGGCCGGCACCCACTGGTACGCCAGCCCCTGCTTCGCCGCCTCGGCATCGGTGAGCGGCGTCGAGGCGTCCACCTTCCAGGCGAACAGCCGGCCGAAGGTGGAGTTGCGGAGGTTGTACCAGCAGCTGTAGCTGGCGTGGGCGTTGGCCGTGCCGCCGTACCAGCTGAAGTCCTCATGCGCCCCGTACTTGGTGTCGCCGTCGAAGTAGGGCCAGTCGTTGCCGTTGTCGGGCAGGTTCCCCGGCTCCGCGCACACCTGGTCGACGTCGAAGACCCCGCTGCCGATGGAGGTGTCGTAGGGCATGAACTCCAGGCGCAGCATCCCCGACACAGCCTCACCGATGTCGCGGATCGTGCGGACGTGGGTGAAGCCGCTGCCGAGCGGCCACGACGGCGTCCACTCGCCATCGCTCAGTGGCTCGTAGCCCCAGTTCGCCATCGTCACGCGGTAGTCGGCGTCCCAGGTGATCAGCCCGACCTTCAAGGTGCCGGCACCACGCACCTGCATCTGGATCGTCAGGCCGCTCTCACGTCGCCGGCCGTAGAGCAGCGGGAAGATGTCGCTCTCCAGGACCAGGGGCAGGGTGGTGCCGGTGACCCGGCCGCAGTTCGTGCCGGCACCAGGCGGGGCCTCTGCGACCCGGGCGATCGAGCCGTTGCTACGCCAGAAGTTCGTCGTCTGTTCGAAGCTCGGGTTGGGGACCAGGTTGAGCCGCTGGGGGTAGATCCAGACGTGCTGGGTGCGCGCCGTCTCAAAGGGGACCGCCGCCCGTTCGACCAGCAGCGTGCCTGTGGAGGCGTTGGGCATCGTGGCGGCGTCAGCGCCGGCCGACACATCGTCCCAGTAGAACAGCACCCGCTTGCTGGACAGTGTGGTGTCGACGGCCGGCACCACGCCATCGCTGGCGTGCAGCAGAGGGGGATCCAGGAACCCGGCGTCGGTGACGAACATCAGGTTGTCGGACGCTGGTGCGCCGACGTCGAGAGCGAAGCCGATCGCCTGCACTGGTGTCGTCACCGTCCCAGGTGGGATCACGAAGCGAGAGGACAGGGCGATCTCGGCCACATGACGGGAGCCGACCGTGGAGACGGTCACCGTCAGGGCAGGGCCAGCGACGTAGGTGCTGCCCCACCCGAGGCTGTTGACCAGTGTGGGGACCTTGTTGATACCGGCATATGCCGTGGTCGTTGCTGCACCGTCGCCCTCGCCGTAGACCAGCGCCGGTGCCTTGGGGAACAGGTACATCTGCACGCTGCCCCCGGCCCAGCCCGCCTTCAACGTGGAGAGGAAGGCCGAGGTGAAGTAGTGACTCACTCTTCGTCTCCAAGGTAGAAGGGATCGAACGCCGGGCTGGTGCGTGCCGGCCCGACCAGTTCGGCTCCGGTGTCGGTGGGTCCACCTGGGTGGGTGCCGGCTGGACCAGTCAGGGACAGAGTCGCCACGAACAGGTCGGAGGAGACGGTCGTAGCGCTGCCGACACGGTAGAGCGACGCCCCGGAGAAGTGGACGTAGGGCGAACGGCTGGTGTTGGTTCCGGTCACCCGGCCCACGATGGCGATGGCCGGCACCACCCAGGCGGCGTTGGCTGGCACGGTGCCGGTCACCGTGGCTGGTGCCCAGTTGCTCACTCCCCCGGTGAGTGCGGGAGTCGCCGCCAGGCCCGCGGCCATGCTGATGAAGTCGCCAGGCCGGCCACCTGAGGAGAAGAAGAACAGGTAGGGCTGCATCCCCGGGCCGGTGAACTCGGTGGCGCAGGAGATGGTGAAGGTGAAGACGTCACCGGGGTCGCACGGCGTGCCCACGTCGAAGGGGAAGATTTCCAGCGGGGGGTTGGGTGCCTGGTTGGCCTTCTTGCCGTCGCCACAGGTGATCAGCAGGTCGACGGTGGCGTCGGCCGGCGCTGTGTAGACGTGCATCATCCCCTTGCCGGTGACCGGCCCTGGGGCGAACCCGTACGTCCCGTTGGTGAAGAAGATCTTGTCGTAGCTCGCTGGGCTGGCCGGGATGCCCGAGCCGGTGGGCTTGGGGTAGGTGAGGTCGTGGATGCCGGCCCAGTTGCCGGTGCCGTTCATGAACTCGGAGTCGTCGGGCAGGATCATCACGTTGCCCGACTGCGTGACGTCGCAGTCGCACTTGGCGGCAGCATTGATCAGCGACCTCATGCCACCGACCGTGCCCCGGCCGCGGTAGAGGAAGCCGATCTTGCTGACCAGTGCTCGGTAGGAGTAGTCGCCCAGCCCTGGCTCATATGGCACGCCGAAGTTGTCTCCGATACGACGCAGCAGCGGCATCGGGGTGAAGTCGGTGTGGTACATGTCGAGCGACGACTCGACGTACTCACGGGTCATGTCGAACTCGTAGCCGTAGATCTGCAGCCAGCGCTTCAGGTCGCCACCGTTGGTCCCACCGCGCTGCTGGTCGTCCAGGTAGCGGTAGTACGGAGGCAGCCCGTTCCACAGGTGCTCGGCGTGGTGGAAGTTGCGCGGGATCAGGCAGGAGTGGACCGCCGAGCGCACCCAGTCGAAGCCGATCTTGAAGAACAGGGCGTAGTAGTACCAGCGCCCCGGGGTCAGGCCCGGAGCAGCCGACGTCTCGGGAGGGCGAGGGTCGAACTGGTTGGGCGTCATCAACTCGGTGTTCTTCATCGGGTCGTACGCTGTGACCGTCCCGCCCGACGTGTAGGCAGCGTTGCCGGCCGAGTCGCGCAGGGTGATCGAGTTCGCCGTGACCGCCTGGACGAAGAAGGCACCGTTGGCCTTGGTGTTGCCGACCACCCCTCGGACGAGGACGAAGTCATCGACGGCGAAGGTGTGGGGGTCCGAGGTGGTGACCACGATCGGCGTGGCGTTGGTCGCTCCCGTGATCGTGTAGTCCACGATGGTGGACAGGTCGCTGTAGATGTAGCCGCTGGGATACAGGCCGGCCTTGGTCATCCGCATGATCGCCTGGCCGTCGTTGACCGTGGCCGGGTAGCCCATGGAGGCGCGGATGATCGCCACCTCGGACCACGTCGGGTTCACGATCAGCTGCGGCGGGATGTTCCACTCGATCTCGATGGTGTCGTAGTTGATCGGCTGGGCGTAGAGGCCGCCCTTGCCGACGCCAGACGGAGTCCACCCCGGCAGGGTCGTCGGATATCGGATGGCCGTCTGCTGGGTGCGGGTGCTGGTCGAGCCACGGACGTAG